TAATCAGGCGGGTGATTCATATTACATTAAAATCCGTACTAATTCCGCAAAACAAACTCTCACCATACAGGACAATGGTATCGGAATGGATTATGATGACCTTCTAAATAATTTAGGGAATATCGCAAACTCAGGAACTAAAGCATTTATGAAAAATTCACAGCAGAACTCCAACTTAATCGGGCAATTTGGGGTTGGATTCTATTCGGCATTTCTTGTCGCAAGTAGGGTTGATGTATATTCAAATAAGAATGGCGAATGCTTCAAATGGACATCGGCAATGGATGAGACGGGGTATAATATTACGCAAGATACTCGATTAACGGAGCGTGGAACTCTCATTGTTCTTCATATTAAACCATCTTCTGAAAATTTTCTAGTAAATGAGAATATTATTAGTGTCATTAAGAAACATAGTCTATATGTTGTTCATCCAATCCAGATATATACAGACATAACACATGAATGGATTACAATTAATAAAGATGAATCCATTTGGAATAAATCACCAGATGATGTATCACCGGATGAATATAAATTATTGTATAGAGAAATTAGTAAAGAAACAGAGGATTATCTAGCAGTAAAACACTTTGTAGTAGAAGGTAGAATATCAATTAAAGGCATTCTTTTTATTCCCAAGACTAGAAATGTCAATCCATATATGAATACCGATAAACAATCACGTTTGAAAGTATATTCTCGGAATGTATTCATTATGGAAAATAGCCCGGATTTAACACCTAGTTGGTTGAATTTCGTATATGGTATTGTCGATTCCGAAAATCTCCCCCTTAATGTATCGCGTGAAATGCTTCAACATAACAATACTATTGAAGCAATTAAAACCGCATTTGTTATTAAATCAATGGAAATGCTCGAAACAATTACCGGAGATGATGCTGATATGGGGGTATTCTATCGTAGTTTCTCTAAATATATTAAATTAGGTATACAAGAAAGTCCTAAATACAAGTCTCGTTTAATGAGTATGCTCCGATATTATACATCTTCTGGTGGATATAACTATCGGTCATTGGATGAATATGTTGGTTCAATGAAACGCAATCAATCGTGTATTTACTATATAACGGGTGATTCAATTGAAACGATACAACAATCCCCCTTTATTGAACGCCTTATGGATAATGGCATTGAAGTCGTTTATATGACGGATCCTCTAGATGAATATGTTATTAGATCATCTATTGAATTTAAAGGATATAAGTTTGTATCGGTGTCGAGTGATGTTTCTAATAGTGGGGGTGAATCAAATATTTTCACTAAATCACTATTAGATGAAGCAATAATGACAATTAATAAAAATGCGGAAACCCCAATAGATTGCGAAATGGTTATTAGCGAATATAACGCATTGTGTCGGACTATGAAAGACATTCTAGGCAATCGCGTATCAAAAGTAATATTAAGCAATCGTCTTTCGGTGTCCCCCGCTTGTTTAGTAACAAGCAATGGTGATTGGACTGCTAATATGGAACGATTAATGAATCTTAAATCAGATGGGTCTGAGATAAGTAAGAATAGTCAAAAACCAACGAAGATATTGGAGATTAATCCAACTCATAATATAATATTAAGTCTTAAAAATACATTTGTTGACTCTGATAAGGCTGATATATCAAATATGACAAACTTAATATATGATTTATCTTGTCTAAATTCTGGGTTTCAATTAGAAAATTCAATCCAATTTACACATGGGATGTATAATATGATTGAATTGGGTTTATCCCAACCAATGACGGAGGAAGCCGATGATGAATTTTAATGTATTATTAACACACACCTGACTTATTACCAATCTTTAAGGGCATAAGACTTTTATTATTACATAATGGGGAACCTTTACCGAAGTCAGTATAATAAATAGTATTTTCACTAACTTTATCGACATTCCACTTTGATATATCTTGATTGAATGCTTTTGCTTGTAAGAACATACCATTCATATCTGTTACATTATTAGTATTCCAATTTCCTATATTTTGATTGAATGATGTTGCTGTATCGAACATCGCATACATTACTTGTACACTACTAGTATTCCAACCTCCTATATTTTGATTGAATGATTTTGCTTGTTGGAACATATCAGTCATAGATTGTACACTACTAGTATTCCAACTTCCTATATTTTGATTGAATGATTTTGCTTGATTGAACATATTTTCCATATTATTAACTTTACTAGTATTCCAACTTCCTATGGGTTGATTGAATGCTGTTGCTTTATAGAACATAGAATTCATATATTCTACTTTACTAGTATTCCAACTTCCTATATTTTGATTGAATTTTGTTGCTCCTGTGAACATACCAATCATACTTTTTACACTACTAGTATTCCAACCTCCTATATTTTGATTGAATGCGTTTGCGACACCGAACATTTGAGTCATCTCCGTTACTTTACTAGTATTCCAACTTCCTATATTTTGATTGAATTTTGTTGCGTATACGAACATATAGCTCATACTTTTTACCTTACTAGTATTCCACCTTGATATATCTGGATTAAAGTCCGACTTTAATTTTAAGTTTGACATCTCCATTACCTTACTAGTATTCCAATATTCAATATTACCATATCCTGTATTGGTACAAGGTTTATTATTATATGCTTTTATTGCCTTCTTAAAAGCCTTCGTATCATCAAATTCCTTCGGGGGTATCCCCTTACAAGCGTATGAATTACTTAAACCAGATGGAATTGAACACATCTTACCTTTGTGACATAAGGGGGAACCTTGTCCGAAGTAACTATAGTAATTAGTAGACGCAACCTTATCGACGTTCCATTTTGATATATTTTGATTGAATGATGTTGCTTTATAGAACATCATTATCATATGTGTTACATTATTAGTATTCCAACTTCCTATATTTTGATTGAATGATTTTGCTTGATGGAACATACTATTCATATGTTCTACCTTACTAGTATCCCAGCCTCCTATATTTTGATTAAATGATTTTGCGTAAGCGAACATACCAGGTCCATCGGTTTCACCCATACTTTTTACTTTACTAGTATTCCAACCTCCTATATTTTGATTGAAGGTCGTTGCGTAGAACATACCATCCATATATTCTACCTTACTAGTATCCCAGCTTCCTATATTTTGATTGAATGATGATGCGTACTTGAACAAATTTAACATACTTTTTACCTTACTAGTATCCCACTCTTCGATTCGCCCATACTTCGCATATGCCTTTGTTGGTGATTTCAAGTACAGCTTGACCGCACTCTTTAAGTCACTATAAGATTTAATATCTGTTCCGGCTTTATATCCGATGGTTATTGAAGCATTACTTATTGTTAGACTTTGAATTAATGTGGGTGGACTCATTAAAATATATACATATATTTTAATTCTATGAGAATTTAATATTAATTATTTTAATTCTACATTATTCTACATTATTCTACATTATTCTACATTATTCTACATTATTCTACATTATTTCCATCGATAAAAAGGACTTAAAACATAGCATATATATTATATTAATAATAAAAAATGTTTACAAGAATGCTAACACCGACAGGTAATAATCCTATTGCCCAACTAATTCATAATGAAAATGGTGCGGTTCAAGTCTCGAGAGAGGGGCTGAGTGAAGATAAGAAAAAGGCGGCATATGTCGAACTTTTTCTTAAACTAGTCAGAGGAAATGAATCCTCTGATATGATTAACGAGAATGTAGCAACTATTCTCAAGTATAATGCCGATAATGAAATTGCCGACGCAGTAGATGGTCTATTTAGGCAAATGGCGATGACCCGTTCTTTTCGTGTTTCAACGGGTAAGGGTGAAAAGAAACAGAGTCAAAATCTAATGCTTGGTATGTATAAGTATATGCCCAATCTAATGAACTATGTAATCCCGATTGCTTCAAAGGAAGTTGGGTGTTGGAAGGATGTTGTCGTAATGAGTGAATATTGTATTGATATTGGTCTTTACCCCGACCTTGTAAAGGCAATCGCAACGGCGCAGTGTAAGGCAATTCAAGATGGTGATTATCTTGCTTCTAAGTGGGCCCCGCGTGAAAATTCATTCTATAAGAAGGTTGCCAAATATTATGTCAAGCATATGTATGGAAATAGCAAGCAGTCTTCTTATAAGAAGTATAGGCAACTTGTTCAACATAATTGTAGTGGTGATAAAAATTTCCTCCTAGAAACAGCAATGTCGGAGAATAATTGGGATTATGTGGGTCAGATGCTACCAACCCTAACTGCTCTAAATCATTCAAAGTATAAGAAGGCATTTGACAAACATATTAAACAAGAATATTCAGAATATCTAATGGATGTTGCGAATGGTAATAAGAAACTTAATACCACAGGGCTTCATATTGATGGCATTGTTAAGACAATGCTATGTGGGAATGCTTGTTATGGGTGTCATTTCAATGATTCTCTAAAAGAAAATGAAATTATTCTTATGAATCTTCAATGGAAGAAGTTTGAGGATGATATGGTGAAAATCCTTCTAGACGACGAAGACGCATATGCTACATTTGCCAATCAAGTAAGTGTTGTTGACCGATCTGGTTCAATGTCAGAAGTTTCGAGCGCGGCTGTAGGAATTGGTCTGTTTGTTGCGAAGGTTCTTGGTCGTGCTGGGCGTGAGAAATATGGCAAGGACCACGTTGGATTTGGCGATGTTGTCATTCGGTTTTCGGATAAGGCTGAAATCATTTCACTTCGACCAACTGATAATTTCAACGAATACCTAAATGAATATATCACAAAGGAAAATGCATTCCATTGTGGTTATACAACTAATATTATGAGTGTTCACGAGACAATTGTCGGTCTAACTAAGGCTGTTAAGCTATCACTAGCACCCGACCTACTTATTCTAACAGATATGCAATACAATGATGTTTGTAATTCTATGAATGGGTGGAGTGGTAACCCTGCTAATACCAATACTTCGTTCGAAGATGTCACTCAGTATTACAAGAAGAATGAAATTGGTCGGGGTGAAACAAGATGTTGGAATCTACGCGGGGATACAAAGACATTTGACGCAACAGCAGAAGAACAAGGTGTTGTTATGATTGGTGGATTTAATCAAAGTATGCTGACTCTTTTTGTTGAGGGGAAGAAGGTTGCTGTTTCGAATGGGAAAGAGAGTACCGAAGTAACAACGTGGGACACATTTAAGGCGTCACAGCATCACTATAATATGGCTACTAAGTGGATGACATCCGGTGTTAATATCATCAAAGATGTTGAAAATCTCAGTGAAGTAGAAAAGCAACTTATCGTTTCCATTCCCACAGATTATGTATCTGATTGGATGGAAATCTGCCCGGATTAAATCTGCCCGGATTAAATCTGCCCGGATTAAATCATTAATGTTTGTTATTTAACAAACGCAACTTTTTTCAAACTAAAAACTAATTAAAACATAATCGTATTTTAATTATATATGTATACTAAAGACAAACGTCTCAAAAGAACGAGACTTCAAGAATTACACGAGATAAAAGAATCTATTATAGATAATGATAGCGATGAAGAGGAGACACAAACAAATGATATATTTAATCAATTAAGTGATACATCAGGTGATTATAAACATTTTGATTATGTTTCGATTGATATTAATATATTTTATAAGAATATATATGATTATTTCATCGAAGGTGGTATATCAAATATAATATTAAAACACTTGGTTAATATCTGTATGTTAATAATGACAAATATATTCAGTGTGTATATACTTATATATATAGAGTGGGGTAAACTAATAACGGATTGTAAATATAGTTCTAATAATTGTGTGAATCTGAATGAATATATATCATATGACATACCAATACACCCAGTATTGACATTGTTCAATGTATTAAGTGGTGTATATATATGTATATATCTATATAAATTATTATTTAATGTTGGTGAATATTGTAAAATAAAGCGATATTATAATGGAGTATTACATATTGATAATAATATATTGAATGTTATTAAATGGAAACAGATTTTAGATAAACTAAAAAATTCAAATGATAGTAGGGAATGTACGATTGATAAAAATACAAGTGAATTAAATAAGTTTGATATTATAACCAGAATAAACAGGGTTGATAATATTATAATATCGTTTGTTAATAGTGATATTATATTTAAAGGAACATCTATCAGTCATAATATTATATTTACGAAATATATTGAAACAATATGTCGTTTCTTTATATTCAATCAAATATTTGATGAAAAGTATAATATAAGCCCTACTTTCAGAAGTTCGGAATCATATAAATGGTATTTAGCGTGGGTTATATTTCTAAATATTATATTATTACCTTTTATATTATTCTATGTTGTTATATCGAACATATTGAATAATTCGAAAAATATTAAAAATAATACACAATTATTTAATTATAAATGGACTAATTATGCGATGTGGAAATATAGAGAATACAATGAATTAGAATTCGAATTCAAGGATAGAATGTTCAAGAGTTATTTCCATATGAATAAATATATATCATACTTCCCAGATAAGACAACTAATATTTTCATTTATTTTGTGAGATTCATTATTAGTATGTTTATACTATTCTTATTTATCTTATCTATTATAGACGACGACGCACTTATTAAACTTAAATATCACAATTATAATCTAGTATGGTATTTTGCGGTACTGACACTTATAATGAGTGTTTTAAATAGTATATTAAAAGATAAGGATTTTGAAGATAGTATTGATAAAGTAATCGAAAACTTAACAAATTATATTCATGTATTACCACCTAAAGATATTATATATAATTATCAAATGTATAAATCTATAATAAAAATGTATCAAAGTAATATTGTTATTATCTTACACGAAATTGTAAGTGTTATAATATCTCCTTATATCTTATATAAGTGTTTCTACCAAAACGCAAATGAAATAGTTGAATTCTTATATAAAAATACTACATATATAGAGAATTTAGGAATAGTCGATAAATACTCTAATTTTATGTTGAATTATAATATTGAAGATAAGTTAAAACACACTATACAAGATATAAGAACAAACAAGAAAGAGGATATAACAAATCTGATATTATATAAAAAGAGGGAGAAGTCATTTATATCATTCATCGAGTTATATCCAGATTGGAAGATGTATTCAACTGATTTAGAAGAATATATCCAAAAAATTAATACTTATAAAGAGGAAATCAGTCAAGATATTGTAGGTGGTCAGAGTATGATGTTTTCATCGGAAATGATGTTTAGTTCAATACAAGGGGGTTTATAATGTGAGAATTGGTTACTGCTGCCTTCTGTAGAGCGAATCCATATTGGCACGCCGTGTCATCTGTATGATATCGATCGAATCTCGTAAGATTCGGACCTGATCATCCCGCGCCTTTGTGGCTGGTTGCTCCAGTGTCGCGGTGAGTTGTTCACGTCTCGCCACGAGCAGATCACGAATTAACCTCATATCAGCTTCGATTGAATTCATTCTCGCGCTTTTACACTATTATAAATATGGTGTCAAATTTCTATTTAATACTCGGATACGTAGAGGGTCGAAGAATTTGGCAAATAGATACTAAAATTGAATTAATTATTCGTATTCTTATAAAATACAATGAGTGTTAACAACGATTTTTCAACCTTATACGAAGAGTATCGCAAAGCTCTTGCCGTATATGGCAGACAGCCAGCGTATAATTTGGGCGACCTATTACGTATCATTGATCTTTTTAGCGACGAAACCAAATATATTAACAAATGCATAGATTGTAGAGAAGATATTGGTGATACCCGTCAATTATGTGGACGCGCGGAATGTCATGGTGTTTGTTTGACATAAATGACAACCATTTCGAAGATTGTGACACGTTGGATAGTATTTTAGACACCTTTGTCTCTAAAATCAGACTACTACACGAATATGACTTCCACGATGGAATCGCCAACGAATTGAAAACACTCCGATAAAAAATTGATGGTAGTAATTATAAGGTAATATTAGAGAGATATCACACGAAATCACAGACGCGAACAAATCATCCTTATGTGTTTCAACAAACCAGTAGACAAAACAGCGGTCAAAAACGCAGAGAACCCGGTATTGAAGGTTTTCTTCAACCCACATCGTGCCTGTGTCAAACCAACGGAAACACCGGCGGAAAAGGCGGAAAAGGCGACGTGGGACGTCGTTCTCAAAGAACCCAGTGTCGATTGGGTCTAGCTGACATTTCTTTTATAACAATGCCATTATCTTTTCCAAATCCCCATCTAAATCGACTCCTTCGATTTTGATATCGCAATTGCTTGATTCTTCGAATGGGTCGCTAATTCCGGTGAATTGTTTTATAACTCCATCTCGTGCCAATTTATAAAGCCCCTTAATATCACGTTCTTCACATACTGAGAGTGATGTATCGACATGGACTTCAATATATTTTCCATATTGGTCTATTAATCCCCTATTATAAACTCGGTCCTCGTCAAATGGTGCTATATTAGCACATATAACAATCCCCCTATGTTTTACTATTTCACTTGCTACATATCCAATACGGCGGACATTTGTGCTTCTGTCTTCTTTCGAAAAACCAAGACCTTTACTCAAATTCTGCCTGACTACATCACCATCTAGGATAGTGATAGTCCGTGTATTATCTTGTTCAAGTAATTTCAATTTCAAATGATTAGCAATAGTCGTTTTACCACATCCTGATAATCCAACTAAATACACACATACACCCTTCTGCTCATCGCATCGAGTGCTACGGCGTAATTCATCGGCAATATCGGGATAAGTAAACCATTCAGGGATTTGTTCTCCATTTCGAAGCATTTCACGCTGTTGTGTTCCGGAGATATTCTTAACAATCATATCGGAAGTTATTTGGTCTGCGGGTAAATAAGTGTCTATGTTTTGAATATATGAAATCATTTTGAATTTAATGAGTTGTATTCCGACTTCATCTGAGTGTTTAATAACTAGGTCTTGTGCGTCATATGGACCATAGAAGGTTGAACCATCTTTCTTCTTATATGAGGGACCAGCGTGGTCACGCCCAACGATAAAATGAGTACATCCGTGATTCTTTCTAATAATTGCGTGGAATAATGCCTCGCGTGGTCCAGCCATTCGCATAGATAGATTAAGAAGAGATAATTCTACAATATCAGGTGGATAGTATTTCAATAATTTTTTATAACAATTTACACGAGTGTAATAATCAATATCACACTCTTGCGTTACACCAACCACTGGATGAATAAGTAATTTAGCATCTTCACCTGCTTCACGCAATGAAGATAGTGTTAATTCCATATGAGAGCGGTGCATTGGGTTTCTAGTTTGGAATGCTACTACTTTATTCCAACCACGTTCTTTAAATAGTGCCCTAACTTCTGCTGGTGTTCTACGAAGTTCTTTATAATCATAATGATTAACCCCATTTATAGCAGTTAAATCTCCTGATAAATATTTATGGTCCTTTCGGCTTAATAAGATTGCTATATTCGGATGATTATCATCTACACATCCATATATGGCATTACATTCTTTTTCTATATCTGGTGAATATACTTCACTAATCTTAAGAGATGCGATAGGATAGTTATGTTTATCTACTAAAGTAATCGTTTCACCGACTTCAACATTAGTGGTAGTTGATAATGTTATTGGTAAAGGAAAAATCTTGCCATTTGTTAATCGCATATCAGATAAAACGGAATGATAATCCAATTCACCCATATAGGTGCTAACTGGTTCGAATGAACCATTTAGAAGTAAATCAATATCACATAGATCTCTAGAATCTAGAACAAGTTGTTTATTCATATAATAATAATGAATAAAAGTATTATAAAGGTTAAACGAATGTTTAGGTTGGATGCGCATCTATTATCGCGAGGCGAACATTAAGGCACATCTCAATTTCGGGGTAAGCCTGTCGCAGGGACCGAAACACATTCGCCTTGAAATCATTCTCAATGTCGAAGTAGGATTTCGAATCCAATGACTTGTTGAAAGCCACGAGTTCGTGTCCAATCACCTCCATGAATTTGGCATTCGTATCATGCGCCGCTGTCTTGTTGATAATCAATACGATCAGCCTGCATAACTGGGCGAGGTGATGCTCCTTTTTCTTATTCGAGACGTCTGACATTCTAGTCTAAATATAATAATATTTAAAATAAATCAAATTTTATTGGATGTTAACGTGGATACGTGTAAATAATATTTAAAAGAAATGGTATTAATACCTTCGACGTCAAAAGTATTGTTTATTGAATATACATTACTTAACCTTTTTAACTCGTCCAGTCGTATTCCTCTTTTTTTCGGATGCTGTTAATTTATCCATTTTTTTACTAACGTGTTCTACTACTTTATCTGCGTCTACTAGTGGTAAAATTGGCTCACTATAAATATTCTTTTGTCCATATACCGCGTTTAGATCAAATGTAGTCGGTCCATTTACACCAATGCTAAGTGATTTGGGTAGAATCGATTGTGCTGATTGTGGGGGGAGGATTAACATCAATTGTTCGAATGGTTTAAATGGCTTACCTTTGGTGAATTTAACTGATGAAAGCGATTTAAGTGAATTCACATATTTACTAAAATCTGTCATAGTAGGCGGAACATTATATCTGTAAAACCACTGCCACGATGGAGGCGACCCGCTCACATAATATTTAAGATTAAATACAATACTCTCTAGATAATTATGACATATTTCATCTAGTTGTTTGTTGAAATCTTTCTTATTGGTATTTAGACCAAAGTGTAATTGATAATACGCATCTGCCCAATTCTCTTTATATGGGTCTACTTTATAAAATAATGGATTATATTTAGCGTGAAACGGATTATTCGCACATACATATGGGGCGTGTTCGAAATTACTTTTGGCTTTTTCAAAATCCGTCATATCCTCATATCCTCTCGTTTTACATTTATCTGGGTTCTTGCGGTTTCTATCATTATTCTTTTTCATCATTTGAAGATAGTGCATTTCATTTTCAGCGAGATCATTTAACAACTTCTTAAAAAACTTGAGATTAATAGTATAATTTGGGGATTTGCCATTATTAGATGCTGATGTGCTATTAGATGCTGATGTGCTATTAGATGCTGAGTTGCTATTAGACACGGATTTACCACCAGTCTTTACATTAGGCGATTTCTCTATAACTAAAAACTCCTCATATTCACCCAATAAGTGTTTATATATAGTTTTTGTTCTGGTGAACCCATCTTCACGTGGGTTCCCGCTAATTCTAAGATATTGCATTGGGAGAACAAAATCATTCCCACATAGGAAAGTTAGGAATACAAAATCCATCGTTAGTTTCGTTTTGTCCAATTTCTTATTAAATTCTTCACCCAAGTCTTTAATCAAGTATTTCTTATATGTGTCAATTGATAAATAGAAGAACTTATCTTCCCCATATATATTATATAAATCGGCGTCTTGTTTCTTATCTGGTGTTTTCAATATATATACATTACTCTTATTAGACAACGCAGCCAATACAATCATATCAGCGTCAGGGCTGAATATCGCAATAGTATCATCTGTTCCAACCAATTTCCTCACTAGTGGCATATATTTATGTTCGCCTTCACCTGCTACTTGAGTATCACTTAAAATAACCTCACATTCACATAATTCTTTCTTTTTCATACATCTATGTAGTTCGACTGATAAATTCACCATAAATTCAGTACCCGGTGAAATCTTTGTTTTATCCCATTCTGGTTCAATTGGAATATTATACTTATCCTTCAATTCCTTTAAATATGACATTTCTTGAACTCCTTTAAACCGACGCCACCTTTGCTGAACCATCTTTGCTCTTGGAACTGGTCCATCGAGTGCTAAATATAGTTGTTTATTTGGGTCAATTGTATGAACCATTTCCTTTACATAATCACACACGGCTATTATAAGCTTTGTTTCATATTCTTTCATATTTACTAATTTATGTTCTTTGCGGAACACTTCATATACATTATAAATCATTGCGTTGAAATCAATAAAAAAATAGTCAATCTGACTGACTTCTTTAATTGACATCGTTGTGTCCGGATATTGTTGGACAATCTTCTTGAAAAATCTTGGAATCCCCATTATATTATAATAAGGTTTTATTGTTAAATAATAATTATATAAATAATAAATCAATTTTTATACGTCGGGGGGATTTTTAAACCAGTAATAAAAATCGATGGCTAGCTAGTATAAGTGTATTAAACTATCTAGATCGTTGCCAAGAGTCTACAACCTCTATGCTTGACGAATTTTACACGGTTGACCAATTGCTCACGTTCGTTGTGCTGGTCGGTCTCTTAATCGCACTGGTGCTGAGCGCCAGGCTCATCACCTACATTTTTGACCCCCGAGACCCCCCGGACCTCGGGGACATCATCACTACCGTCGTCACCTGCGTCGCCACCGGCGTCGTCATCAACAAGGTAGTCGACGAGTTCGCCAACGAACTTGCGAACTAATCGGACAAACCCTTATAAAACCTCTTCTATCCTCTCCATTAAATCATCTAGACGTGGTCTTGTTGATTTAGTATAATCTGTTGTCATATGTTTACCACTCATCGGATACGCCCAATGACTAGTTGTTATACGTTTATTGAAATATTGTAGTCTTTTATCGTGGTCTGTGTCATTTTCTCTAGGCATAAATGATATATATTGTACGAGTCGTTCTTCTGATTCTGGTTTACCAAATTGATTCTGATGAAATGTTCGAGAGTCCCATATAACCATATCACCCGCGTTTACTTCGACTGCTTTTCTTGTATTTTTTATTTTATCTAGAAATTCTGGTTCAATACGATACCCAATCTTATTTGGATTTGTTTCCTTCAAATACTCCGCAGCGTATTCTCGGAATAATTGATTGCTTCCTTCATACGCAACAAATGTTCTCTCTTTATTAGAAGTTAGAGATACAAAACTTTGATAACAATATGAATCTGGATTACTTGTTTGGTCTATATGTGTCCAATTGTGGTCTGCGTTTGTTACCTCTTTCTTTATAAAACAACATCCGTCAAAACCGGTTACTAAATCATCTGTATTCCATAGATATCGGAATATATGTTGTACTTTTCTATTGAGTCTTAATTTCCACGCAAATCGCTGATGACCACATTGATGTGTTGATAATATCCCAGTTCCGACATTTGGACACGCGGTTAAATACCAATTATTGAATTCTTCTTTGTATTCTGTAATTTCACTAGAAGTTATTAGATTTGGAATAATTGCGAATCCATTGTGTTTGATTTCATCTTTTATAATATCTAGAGATTTCATTTATTATATTTTATAAAATAATATATATATATATATTATATGACAATCACAATTAATTCTTTAACAATTAGTGGGAGCGAAATAATTATAGGGTATGATAAGCCAGCACTTAGTGATTTAACAGGAAAGGGGTATTTTTATAGGATTGCGGGGAATACAAATTCATATAAGTCTGTTAATAATCAAAACCCATCTTATGTTATTGATTTTTGGGGGAATAATTTAATAGATGACACATATAAAGGAACACCATATTACAATTATCCATACACGTCAACACAATTGGCTAATAAAAATTTATTGGATGTTACCAATAGTATTATAAATGATAAGGCAAAATGTTTATATTGCGTTGGTGGTGTAGATGGGTATAATCCAGTTAATATATTAAAATCATTCAATTCTCAACCCGGTAAAAGATTATTAGATATATATGATGGTATAGTATTGGATATTGAGATAGTAAAAGGTGTTAACACTTATATTGATTTATGGAATAATACAAAATCAATTTGTGATAAATGGGGGTCAAAAGATATTGTATTTTGTGTAGCAGGGACAGGATATAGTCCTTATAATTATAATACATACGGTACAATTACCGATGATAAAAATAAAATGTTAACTAACTTAATTGACCCAATGTATAAGTACATTAGTAATAATAAAAGTGCATATTTAGCACCAATGTTATATACCAAGGCTGTTACACACAAAGGTGATCAATTTTCAGACAATGTTACTAAGGATGTTAAAAAGTTATATGATACATATGGTATGCAAAAAAGTTTAATTCCTATATATTTCAATACAGCATATGAAAGGAATGATATAGCAGATGAATGGAATATTAGTAAGTATAATAATTATATGATATGGGATAGTAAACCTATTAGTGCAAATACTTTTCAATACTTTGTAAAAGGGTGTCCATATGATTTTAATCAAGTTGGATGTATATATAAAGGAAATGGTGTTGGTTCACCAATGTCGTGTGACCAATGTCATCCTGATACGGGGTGTGATACTTTCAATGATATTGGCGGGAATACATGTAAAATTGGATACAAAGCAACTTGTAGTAAATCAACCACATTTATAAACTATAAAGTTGTATCGGGTGATTCGTGTACTGATATCGCAAATAAGCATAAGGTAAAACTTAAAAATTTAAAACATGTTAACTCTAGTTCTCATCAATTTGATGGAGAGTGTAGCGCTGGAAAATCAAGTAATATAGGTGTCGGCAATACAATCATAATAGAACCAAATGATTTCAATGGTGTATCATTCACTGTAAAATCAGGTGATACATGTGATTCATTAAAAGCTAAATATAAAACTAATATTGATAATATTTATACAATAAATACTCGTAAATCAATTTCATCAATATGTTCACCATTACCGATGAATGAACCATTATATACATGTCCAACACCTACCCCACCAGAAATAAATCAGTGGAAATGTGAAAGTGATACTCAAAATGCTGTATGTAAAAAATGTGGCAATTTAACTGGTACTGATTGTACTTATTTTACAAAAGCAGAATGCAATTCTGTTTGTAAAGCACAAGCAGTTATGTATTCGTGCGATTACATGCATGGTCCTCCAAAATGTATAATAGATCCAAATGGATGGACAGATAAAGCAGGTTGTGAAAAAGTTTGTCACCTTTAACATAACTACGTAAATTGTTCCGATAATCGATAAGTATATTTATTTCCTATACGGGGTTTTAATGTAATGATGTTTATACAACTCTTATTCGCAATGTGATTCATTATTTGATATATTTTATAATTATTATTGATGATATCAGTCGGTAATTCTTTTATTATATCAGATTCAATATATAACCGATTATCATATACTCCATCTGTAAATACGTGTTTAAGATTTATTATATACGCGGGTGATGTTTCATTCGTTGCGACGACTATCTTATAATTAGTGTTTAATTTTTCTCTCTTTTCAACTTCTTTTATATAAGAGTATATATACACAGGAGTAGTATATTTATGCGTTCCGTTTGTTATATGAGCATATCCGCCATATAATGTATCACCTCTTCTTATATGTCAAACATATTATAAGAACCTTTATTATTTGGATAGTTTAGATAAGACCATACTTTTAGATTTATAATGGGGTTATTATAATTTGATAATATTAGTATATCTGTATCATAATGATTTTTAAGAACATTTATATCTGTATTACTATCAAAGTATTTATATGAATAAGATGTCTTAATTGAATAATCATCATTGATTTCAAATGGCGGGTTTGAATCTATATTATAAGGTGTTATATCTATATAATCACTCCAATCATTACAAGTAATCTTCCGATAATTATTGTGTTTTCTAGATAAACATAGACGAGGATATGGTAAAACAATTTTGCGGCATAATATATTACCGATTTTAATTAGTGGGTATAAATAACCTTCCTCTACGTGTTTTAACCCCGCATAACCTTTGCGGTTATTATTTTTTGGAATAAGCGTATTTGTTGAAAATACTAGATATATCCATTTATTCATTAATATATTACAATGATATTTTCTATGTATATATAGTATATGACAATCAGTATTAATTCATTAACTATTAATGAAAATGAAATAACTATAGGGTATGAGAATAAACCTAGTCCTGTTCCAGAAAATACATATAGAATAAATTGTGTATACTATGAACAAAATAATTGGGTAGCTGCAGGGGACGATTTTAATACTTTAATTGACTTAGGGATTAATGTATTATCATTCGCTTTTTATAAACCATCTAGTTCGTCATTTGAGCCAAGTGGTTCTGCAGCAAATTTAACAGATTATTCTAAGTTAGGTAATTTGATTAATAAATGGAATACAGCACTTCAAAAAGTTAATCAACAAGGGCATGTATATATTGGATTTGGTGGAGAATTTGAAAAAACGAGCTGGAATGAACCTTTTAATAAGCCAATTGATTTTGCAAATAATCTGATATATATTCATACAAATATTATAAAATCAACATCTCTTACACATTGTAAAGTAGGATTTGATTTAGACATAGAAGACGACGACGCATCAACAGATGTATTAAGTGGCTTCGAATCGTTTATAACAAGATTTCGCAATGAAATAAGTGTTAATGAATGTCCAATACAAGTTGATTCATTTTCATTAGTATATGCAACCACAGCAACGGATCATTGGATGTTTGAATTACTGCAAAAATATGGTCCGAACGGAACAAGTGTTAAAAATGGATATCAATATCAAGGGTTAATGGTTGATAATATATTAGATAGCGGTGATACTTATCTAGGTTGGTGGAATAATAGTGTATATAATAAGATACTACCTTATTCAAGTAGAGTTGTTAATTTTTATCATTATCCTCACTCTGACTTATTTCCATCTAATTCAAATAATTTATTACAATGGATAAAAAATAATAATGTAAGTGTTGCATGGTGGGAATGGTCACCCGCACTACTAAATGGAGGTAGTCCACTAACTAATATGCAACTTGTATGTAAAAGTGGTGGATTTCCAAATTGTAAAGTATAATTAATATATTTTATAACCTATTATCATATGTAAATAATTAACCACGTATTTAAACTACTTATTTATTATTCATATATTTATATGAATAAGATTACAATCATATCATCATTTTATAATGCTGATATGTATATCGATAAATTTCTTGAAAATGCCGCAAGTATAAACGGATACGAAAATCTGTGCGTCCATATGGCATATAATATTATCGGTAGTCATAAAGATAATGAAGGTGTTAGTAGAAAACTAGAAGACTTTGCCGCAAAACATAGAAATTTCCACGTTGTCGATATACACAAAGATCCGGGTTTGTATGAATTGTGGAATATTTCAGCCAAAACAGCCAAGACTAAGTATCTAATGACATATAATATAGATGACCGATGCTCCCCCGAATATGTTGCGAATGCGATGATATTCTTGACCAAATACAATGCCGATTTGGTGTGTGCTGGGATTAAAGCTACTAGGAAAAAGAATGCGTCAATGGATGAATACGACAGCATTTGGTATGATAAAAAGGCGATATACTATGATAGTCGATTTGATAAGCAGAAACAATTGGATAAGGCGAATATAGTCAAAGTTGGGCATATTCCGACGGAGATAATCCCTAATAAAAAGTACAAACAATTGAGCCACAAGATAGACCCTAAATATAAAGAATCAGTTATGGTTAATTATAATAGAATAACCCTAGAAGATATGTTTATAGATTGGAAATGCGATGGATACTATATGCCATACAATATCCCGCATTGTATGCCTATATGGAAAACAACCCTACACACATACGGCTACTTCGAAGAATCCAAAGTGGGTGTATGCGCCGATTATGAATATTGGCTGAGAATATTAAAAATGAAACCAGATGCCGTGTTCATGTTTATAAACAAACCACATGTGCTGTATTTGGAGGATGAGAACTCATATGGTCGAAAGGGGGAATTATTGCACAAAATGACGACAAACTTAATAAAGACATATTTAAATCCCGATGAGATGAAACAAACATTACAAGATATAGTTAATTCATATAAAGATACTAATATAACGGATGTTTCAACTATACAAGAGATGTCATATAAGAATGATATACCAGAAGATATTAAACAAACCGAGAATATTAAAGAATTGGATAATATTAAACAAACCGAGAATATTAAAGAATTGGATAATATTAAACAAACCGATAATATTAAAGAATTGGATAATATTAAACAAACCGATAATATTAAAGAATTGGAGAATATTAAAGAATCTGATAATATTAAATATATCGATGATTATTCAAATCACAATAATATTAATATTAATCTAGATGATAAAAACGATATTTTACCTGATATATTACCAAATATATCAGATGATTCATCATTAACAACTATTAACGCCCAAGATATTGATATAACATCTCATATATCTAAACATAATAAAGCAAAACACGATGAACTAAATGCTAACTATATTAAGTTATTGAAATTTAGAATAAAAATGCTAGAGGAAACAAATAAAGTATTGAAAAATCAACTTAATTCACTTATTAAGAAGTTTATGATAGTTGATAATTAATAACCTTTGTCTAATATGAAAAATGAAATATATTTCATTTTATTATTTTTAATTTCATCAAATAATCTATCATCTAATTTATAATTTTCAATATCTTCTTTTGATTTAATTCTATCTATATTATCAAATTTAAACCAATTATAGAATCCACTTTGTAACCTATGTTTTTCATTATTATGTAATAACAATGGTGAATAAATAACAAAATTTTTTATTCTGTCTGCATCTTTATTATCACATTCACTATGAGAGAATGATTGAACTTTGTAAGAAACTGCTCTTGGACCACCAAATGAACTTAGATGTAATCCAGAATGTTTAATAATTTCATTATATCGATTTTTTTTATTTCTCATAAAATCATCATAAGACCTGTGATTACAATAAACACTTCTAATCTCTTTTTGTAAATTATTAATTGTTTTTAACTTACAATATTTTAACATAAATGGTCCTATAAATTCTTTTTTCTCATCAGTATTATTTAAATAATATCTAAAATCATTCAAATGAAAAAATATAATATTATCATTTTTAATCATATTAATTCCCTGTATTAATTTATTTTTATATGGGATTTCATCAACATCTGATATTAAAATAATATCATCATTATTTAAATGTTTAAGATTATCAAATATTTGATTTCTTAAATAAAATTCATATTCCCATCTATTGGTAATACCTTTTTCAATCAATGGATTCATATCAACAATATAATGAATAATTTTATGATTATATTTAATAAATAAATTTTTATATTTAATGTAATAAGAGTCATATTTATTCTGACTAAACGTATGTGTCCCCTCTACTATTACTATTTTATCTACATAATCTCCTATTTCTGATAGTCTTATTTGTAATAAATCAATTTCATTAAAAAAAAAAAAATAATCATATATCATTTATATATATTACATATAAAGTATAATAATACTTCCGCAAATATTTAGTTTATATAGATAGGTTATAATCATATATATAATTTAGACATTTATATATATATGAATAAAATTACAATCATATCATCGTTTTATAATGCTGATATTTATATAGATAAATTCTTGGAGAATGTATCTAATATAAATGGATATGATACATTATGTATCCATCACGCTTATAATATAATAGGTAGTCATAAAGATAATAAAAAGGTTTCTAGAAAATTAGAAGAATTTGCTAAGATACATCATAAATTCGAAATTATAAATGTAAGAAAAGATCCGGGTTTGTATGAATTGTGGAATACATCTGCAAAAAATGCTAAGACGGAATACTTAATGACATTTAATATAGATGATAGATGTTCGCCTGATTATATACAAACGTCTCTCTATAGATTAACTAAATATAATGCTGATTTAGTATGTGCTACTATAAAGGTTACTGATAAAAAGAATGGAGAAGAACAAGAGTATAATAATTTATGGTATGATATTAAACCTATATATTATGATAGTCGGTTTAGTATGAAAAAGCAATTAAAAGAAGCAAATGTGGTTAATATAAAGAGACATTGGGTTGAACTACAACCAAATAGTATATATAAGAGACAATCACACAGAATAGATCCTAAATATAAGAAATTAGTAAAAGTCTATTACCATAGAATAACATTGGAAGATATGTTCGCAGATTGGGGTTGTAATAATGAGTATATATCTTATAATATACCACATTGTATGCCTATATGGCGAAAAGACTTACATAAATATGGATACTTTGATGAAAAAACATATGGAGTATGTGCCGATTATGAATTTTGGCTGAGAGTATTGAAAGAGAAGAAGGATAGTATGTTTATGATAACAAATAAACCTATTATATTATATCTAGAAGATATTAAATCACATAATAGACGGGATAGTAATAAAAATAAATTGGATGAGGTTTTAAAGGGGGTGTATTTATAGATAGTATTTTATATTATTTAAAAATAATTTATATTATCATATAATGATTAATACAATTATACTAGTATCAACTGGTACTTTTCAAGAATATATTTTGTATAATATAAATCAATTATTATTATTATCATATAATATCATTGTTATTACTGAACAAAAGTATTTTGACCATTTTGATAAAAATTATAATATACAATTAATAGATAGCAATACAATTAATATCGATAAGTTTGATTCTAAAAGTAAATTAAATAAAGATTATAGAAATGGATTTTGGCATTTATGTTCAAAACGTCTATTTTTAGTATATTATTATATGAAGAAGTATAATCAAAAAAATGTTATTCATTTGGAAAATGATGTTCTATTATATACTAAATTTAATAATTTTAATTTTAATGAAGATAAATTATATTTAACAATTGATTCAAATGATCGGTGTATTCCAGGTATTTTATATATCCCGACATATGAAATAATGGATAATTTAATTCGTAATTACGATTATACAAAAAATGATATGATAAATATGTACTCTTTTTATAAAAATAATAAGTCTATATGTGAGACATTTCCTATCATAAATTATGTATCTACCATAAATATTTATAATAAAAACTTTAGTGAATTCGATGGAATATTTGATGGCGCAGCAATAGGGCAATATTTAGGAGGAATAGATTCAAGAAATAAAAGTGGTAATACAATTGGTTTTATAAATGAAACATGTGTTATAAAATATAATAAATATACATTTAAATGGATTGTGAATAATAATTTATATTATCCATTTATTATAATAGATGGGATAGAAATTCCAATTTATAACCTGCATATACATAGTAAATTATTAGAATTGTTTACTATAATAAATCCAGCGGATAATAAGTTAATACAAAAAATAAGATAAGATATAGTATGGATTTTATAACTGGTGAAAAAAATCCAATTTATATGTGATCATTTTATAGGACATTACAATGATTTTAACTATAATCCAAATGTATTTAAACATCATACCAAAAAATGCATATATATAAATGATATTAATTGTAATATTAATAATAAATATAAAATTTATTGTAATACACATATATTAACTAATATAGAACTATTAATAAATAAATTAAGATTTTTATTAAATCCATTTATATTAATTTTACATAATTCTGATTATATATTTAATAATAAAGAATTAATATTATTTGAAAAACTTCCTAATTTAATATATATTTATTCTACAAATATAAATGTAATATATAATAAATTAAAGTTTTTACCAATTGGATTAGCCAATTCTCAATGGAATCATGGAAATTTATCTATATTTAATGATGTGTATAATAGTTTAAAAAGTAATATATCATCAATTAATCGGTCTCAAATAAAAAAAATAATATTTATTTTAATTTTAATATAAATACTAATTATAAAAAGAGATTTGAATGTTATCAAAAACTATCTAATAAAAATATTAAATGGAATAGTAATAAAAAATATAAAGATTATTTAATAGAATTAAAAACGTATAAATATTGTATTTGCCCAGAAGGAAATGGAATAGATTCTCATCGATTTTGGGAATGCTTGTATTTAGATGTAATTCCTATCACTTTAAAAAATACAATAACATTATATTTTTCAACATATTTTCCAATAATTTTATTAAATGACTGGGATGATATCAATATCGATAAATTAAAAACTGAATATAATAAATTTAAAATAAACTCACAATTATTACACTTCGATTATATTATTTCTCAAATACAATAAAAATATATTATACTTATAATAATGGAATCATATTGATATTCTATTATATATACATTAATGAATATAAGAATCATATTTAACGTTATATCCATATATTTTCATAACTTAAATATAATCTCGTTTAAATGTATATGCTTTAATACGCGGTCGTTTTAACCCGACCCTATTTATTTTCTATTCATAAAATCATTAATATTGACGAAACTTATATACACATATAAATGAATGTATCATATATTTTATCTAAAATATTTTAAAAATATGATTATATATATCATATCATTTGTATAATCAAAATTAATTGTTATAAATAAAATATTTGTATATTTTATATGACAACTTTTATAAAACATATAGAAAAATGTTTAAGTTTAACTGATAAATATGAGTCTAAAGTAGTACCATATATTTTAACTATAGATGGAATGTCAGGTAAAAAAACAAGACATTTTTTTAACAATATATGTTCTATGGAAGATGCTAGATATTTAGAAATTGGAACTTGGAAAGGTTCTTCTATATGTTCAGCGATGTGTAACAACAAAATGACTTGCATTGCGATAGATAATTGGAGTGAGTTTGGTGGTCCTAAAAATTCATTTTTAGAAAATTTTAATAAATTTAAAGGTGACAATAATGCTAAATTTATTGAAAAAAATTGTTGGGATATAGATATTTCTAAATTGGGAAAATTTAATATTTATATGTATGATGGTAATCATACTGAAATGAGTCATTTTAAAGCATTAAATCATTATTTACCTTGTTTAGACGATGAGTTTATTTATTTAATAGATGATTGGAATTGGGTGTCGGTTAGAAATGGAACAATTAAATCAATAAAAGACAATAAATGTGAAATTTTATATCAAAAAGAAATTTTTACTAATAACATGATTCACCCAACATGGGGGCATGGTCCAGGTGTTAGAGCTGGAAAGAGTGGCGACTGGCATAATGGTATTTCTATTTTTGTGTTGAAAAAATATTGGAAATAAATATATTACTATAATATATGAATATAATTGATTTAACAAAATGTAATTATAAAAAATATTCTGAATATTTCCAAGATTCAATATTAGAAAAAATATTTTTAAATATAGGAACAACAAATAAATTTTTTGTTGAATTTGGTTCAAATGGGAAACAATTCGGAGGTGGTAATACTGCATATTTAAGAGAAAAATTCGAAATGGATGGTTTATTGATGGATGGAAATGAAAATCCATATAATATAACAATTAAACCCGATTATGACAGAAAAATAGAATTTATAACTAGTGAAAATATAAATCTTTTATTTCAAAAATATAAGGTACCTGATAAATTCGATTTTTTGTCTATAGATGTAGATGGTGAAGATTATTGGATAATAAAAAATTTAAATACACAAAAATATAGGGCACGGGTTATATGTATTGAAACAAATTATCATATTAATCCATGTTTAAAAATAGTACAAAAACATAATCCTAACCATATATGGGCAGGAAAGCATTTATTTGGATGTAGTTCATCTGCATTATTAGAATTAATGGTTAGTAAAAATTATACAATGATTGCTTATACAGGTCCTGATTGTATTTTCATTGATAATATAGAATTAGAAAAAAACAATATTCAATTTTATGGGCAAAATGATTTAATAAAACTTGGTGTAATGAATGGTCCAATAGTTAGAAATATAGATATGTTTAAAAATAATGATTTTTTTATAAATGTATGATATTTATAAAATGAATAATAATTTTGATATAGTAATTCCAGTTGGACCACGAGACATAGATATAATAAATAAACAAATACATTATACAAAACAAAATATAATAGGATATAGATATATATATATAATTACATCAAATAAATCTTTAAAATTAGATAAATGTATTACTATTTCAGAAGATATTTTTCCATTTAAAGACATTGTTAAAACATATATTAATAATAATAAGTTTGGTTGGTATTTTCAACAATTAATTAAATTATATGCCGGATTAATTATACCAAATATATTAGATAAATATTTAGTATTAGATGCCGATACTTTTTTTTTAAAAAAAACATATTTTATATCTGATAATAAATGTTTATATAATTATGGAGTTGAATATCATAAACCTTATTTTGATCATATGATAAAATTAGATAATTCATTCAAAAAAAAATTTAAATATAAATCTGGTATTTGTCACCATATGATGTTTGAAACGAAATATATAAAAAAATTATTTAATATAGTAGAAAGTAATAATAAAGATAAATTTTATATATCTTTTCTAAAAAATATAGAAAATATATATGGGTCTGGTGCATCAGAATATGAATTATATTTTAATTTTATGGTGACTTTTCATTTTGATAAAATAATAATTAGAAAATTACATTGGGATAATGTATCGTATATTTCAGATGAAATATTTAAAAAATATGATTATATATCATATCATTGGTATAATCGAAAATAATGTAATAAATAAAATATTTTATGTAAAATTAAAATATATATATATATTATATGAGCATTGTTAAAATTAATGATATAGTTGTAAATAAAACCATGAATGGTGAAAATATAAATGTTAGCATTGAGGATACAAAAGCTGTTAGCATGAATAAAGTACCTAATATATTTCCAAATATATTAGGTTCAAAATCTAAAATTACTTATTTAAATAGTGATACGGAGTCATGTGGGTCTGATGTAAAGTGTGGTGAAAAAACATGTTGTAATATAATTGAAGGAACAATAAATAATGTGTCAATTACAACAGAAGGTTCTGGTGCCACAAAAAAAATATATATAAGTTTTGATTATAGCAATGTTGTTGGAACATCTAATCCAAAAGATAGTACAATATTACAACCAGCATTTGTAATATGCTATACAAATATATACGGAATTAATTACGTATATGAACCAACTGATTTTACTACATGTATTATAGATAATTCAAAAACAACTACTAAAATTGATGTAACTTCTTTATTTAGTAATCATACTCCTATTATAATAAAAATTATAGATAATTCTTCATATACATTAAAAGGTGTTCCAGATAAACTTTTTGTACATTATCAAAATTCATTAACACCTAGCGATATTCAAGATACATCAAAAATAAATAATTCTTTATATTATCATTCAAATTCCCCAGCAGAAGGAGTTGGAACTACACCAGACCCAAATAAAACATTTTATTATTTAGTTGAGCCTGACACAGATGATAAAACGAAAGCATTATCATTAAATACTGCTTTATATTTTACTAAATCAATTTCAACTTATAATAATTATGGTAATGTTATATTCCTATCTATGAGTGCTTCAAAATGGGGATTTTTTCCTCAACCTTTACATAATGATTCATTAGTTGTAAATTATAGAGGTACAAATAGAGAAACAGATAGAAATATAGTAACAAATATTATGATGGGTGGATATTTTAGATTAAGTTCAGATAAATATATGAATTCCAATAATGTTCACCCCTATATGAGCAATATTACAATAACACCAAATTTATTTCACATAATATCAACATTACCAACATTTATTAACGAACCACATATTGAGTTTGGAACAGGAACATCAGTTCCATTTAGTGATAATGATATGATTGACATTAAATATGCAAACAGTATAAATGCCGAAAGTCAAGATGTTTTTTTTAATCTACTTTTTGTAATTTTAACAACCACCAATTCTATTGCATATTCCAAACATACTATTACCATAGGTTCTGTGAAAAAAGGTACACTAACAACAAGTGTTAAATATAATGAAATATCAGATGTTTCATCTCCATATTCGTATATTGCATGTAATATTAATTTTATAAAAGTAACATTTAAATTTTCAATTTTTGATGGAGATAATATACCATTATTATTTAATTATCAAGCAGGTATTGGTAAACCTGCATATCAATCATTAAATTTTGGCCTTAAATTTAGACTTGTTTTTAACGCGAGTTCAAATAAATATGGTAATTGGAAGTTACAAGAAAATAAATTTCCCAACAACTCGGATGGTACGCCATCAAATGGTACTTTTGTTGATGGTGATGGTAAAGAAATAGTAGATAAATCTAATTACTGGGATGATTTAGTAATATCAGAACCAACATACAACGCGATTACCCCAGTTAACAATATTATAACAACTTCTACCGATGTTAATGGTGCCTCAAATACATATACTGGAACAAACTGGGGAACAACCGATATACTTATAGAACAAGTTGGTGAGTTTGATGAATTATTAAAATAATATATGATTATATAATATGATTATTAATACAAATGATACAAATATTTATTTTTATATAAATGAAAATAATATAACAACTGATATATTTATAAATTGTATTGAATATTTTGGTATATATATACCAAATAGAAATATAAAAAAACTTAAAATGATATATGATAAATTAATAATAGATGATTTTAATGTATTAAAGATTATTACAATTGATAAAACATATTATATTAAAAATTTAGATGAAGAAATATATATTAATATTAAAAATATTAATATATATTTAAAACAACATATAGATACAATATACATAAAAACATTAACTGGCGGACGATATGGTAATAAATTAATACAATATAATAATGCAATAATATTTGCATTAAAACATAATATTAATAAAGTTATATTTATAGATAAAATACACTTTATCAAAAATAATACATTAATATTATCTGATTATAATAAAATAAAAAATAATATTACTTATATTCAAAAATTTTTTGTTACATGGATTGATTTAGATAATAAACTATCTGATACTGGTTATATACAAGATATTAACTTATATGGTAAGTATTATACGCATACAATGTCATTTTATATTAAAGATAATTTAATGTTAAATTATAAATATAATAATATTTTTTTATTAACAATACATATTAGATCCGGTGATATCTCTCATTTCCCAAATATAGATACTAATAATTATAAATCTTCATATGGGATGTTTCCTTCTAGTTATTATATATATATAATAAATAAATATAAATTTAATAATATATTAATTATCACCGAAAATAATAAAAATAATATAATAGACGATATAATATTATATTGTGAAAATAATAATATAAAAATAAATATTCAATCATCTAATTTAAAAAATGACATTGAAAAAATAATTGAATCAAATCATTTTGTAATAGCAAAAAGTACATTTTCATTATTATTATCGTGTTTTTTAAATATAAATTGTACAATTTATGTGCCTACCTATAGTAAATATAATTATATATATTGTAAAAGTTTATATAATAAACGATTAAAAGTTGAGTATATAGATATATCTAATTTGTAAATATTTTATTTTAGAAAATCTATTATATTTAATCATATATATAATTTATAATCATCAAATTTACAGAGTTAGATATGTTTTATTGAGTTTTTGAAAAGTCAAGATTTCTATATTAGTTTTCGGTATAGTATACATCAAGTTTTATAGATAACTTTTATAACCATTATCTAACCAGTCGGGACTTAGTGGTGTATCATCAATCAACACTATACTACCTTCATGTAATAAATGTTTTATACAATTAAACTCTTTCAAATGATGTTCAGTTGATGAACATGTGTTTAAAAAATCTACATCATAAGAATCTAAATATATAAAATCTATTTTACATGTGATTGTTGGTAAATAATATAAAGAATTTGAGTGCACCACCTTTGTTCTATTTGATGTTAGTTTATTTGTTAGATCTACAGCGCGTTTATTTAAGTCAACTGATAATACTTTACCACCAAAACAATTAACAAAATTATCCCATAATAAAGTTGATTTAGTCCCGTGTGCAGAGCAACCAGTCTCAACAAAGGTATATTCATTTTTATTTTGTTTAAATAATTCAAATAATGCTTTATAAATACTATGATAACAAATGTGAGTATAAAAGGATCCATTTTCCCCACATGGTATTAGTGTTTCATCATTATAATTAGATAATGTTTCATGACTTGTCTTACTACATTGTTTATTACACCTTTGAATATTTAAAACGCCGAATTATTTATAAATAAAGCATCAAATTCTGAAAATCCTTTTCTCTCTAAATCAGGAAATTGATGCCCGAATGTATTACTATTATTATACTTAAAACCATATTTTTCTAAGTAATCATTCAATTCACCAAAATTAGTACCATTTTTGTAAGTAGATACTATAGAACACTCAGAGATAATATATTTAACTGTTTTTATTTTTTTCCCTAGACTTTTTATGGCTTGTAACTCATAACCTTGTAAATCTATACATAATAAATCAATATTTTGGATATTATTATTTTCCATATATGTATCTATTCTTATTCCATTTACCTCAATTTCTTTTTGAACTTTACCTATATTATAATCGGGGTCATATTTATTTCTCATAGAAAAATCTATTTCAAGCATTGATGAAGAACCCATATTATTATAAATAGATAAATCAAAAGGTCTAAATAATACCTTCTTATTATCTATTGATATAGCATTTTTAATAAGGATTATTCTTTTATTTTCATCTTCATTAAAGTTTACTTTGTTTTTTTTACATTCAATCAAACAATCTGGATTACACTCAAACGAATAACACATTGCATTATCGTAATGATTTATCAATTTTCTTGCATCAATTAAATCCCTGGAACCTAACTCAAAAATAGTTTTAACTTTTGTTTTATCTATATTGTTATTAAAATCAAAATAAGACATTCTTTATATATATAAAGAAAGAATTTTTATTTATTTAAAACGTAAAAATTCGGCGTTTTAAATGTTCGAATGTGTAAAAAAATTATTAAATATATTATTCAATTTATGTTCAGTCATTTGTATAATAATTTATATTATTATTTTTAATAATAACGAATTATTTTTAATAATAACGAATTATTTTTAATAATAACGAATTATTTTATACTACAAATTATTTTTCACACCTTTAAATTATTTAAAATATATATATGTATATTTTAATATGGCAGAAATATATATTAAAACTCACTTTCCATTTAATTTAGATTATATTATTTTTTTCGATAATAATCATTTGAAATTTATAACAAATGATACTAAACAGAACGATGGGAAAATTTATATTTCAGAAGCAACATATTTTATGAATAAATTAATTGAAGATAATAAAGATCTAATAAATAAATTATTTATTAAATATCCTAATATTAATAAAAAAGTGAAGAACATTTTATTATGTGAAGAACATTTTATTTGTTTGGAAGATTTTAGAAATATATCTTATAATTTTATAAATAGTTTAATAAAAGATATTACACCTTACTCTAACAATAAAATAGGAGATTTTGGGTTTTTAGGTGGGAATACTAAACCCAAACGTTTAAAATTTATTGAATTAAGTAAAACGAATAAAATGTTAGAATACTACCGCACACCAAAATACAATAAAAATAATCCAAAAATGATAAGTTTTAATGATATGAAAAAATACAAGTATCTAATTGATTTACCAGGACATACTTATTCTACAAAAATTTACTCATATTTACATTGTAAAAGAGTTGTTTTTAGAGTTAAAAAAAACAAACAATATGATATATTCTATTGGGAAAAATATTTAATACCAAATGTTCATTATATTGAAGTAAATAATGATTTATCAGATTTAATTGAAAAATATGAATATTTAGAAAAAAATCCAGATATTTATAAAAAAATTGTAAAAAATTGTGATGAATTAGTTAGTAATAAAATAAGCCAACAAAATTTACAATGTAAATTTTTAAATGATTTATTCATTAAAGTTAATGAATCATAACAACAATATAAGAAATAAGTCGATGTTTTAAATGTTTAAATGTGTGAAATAATTATAATATATAATATATGATATATAATATATATCATATATTATAATCACCACAAGTATTAATAATAAAGTTGGTATAAAAAATGATATACATAGGAAAAATAGATATACAGAATGTATAAAACATTTATTATTATTGTTGAAAATAATGGTAAGCGAAATACTTTTTTAAATGATTTAGAATGTGATGTTCTTTATACTGAAAATAATAAATATGATTTATCACATAAAGGAGGTAATGAATTATTAGATATAAAAGACGTAATAAATACATATAATATAGACGATAATGATACAATTATAAAATTAACGGGTAGATATAAATTAATAAATTTAGATTTTATTAATTTAGTTATAAATAATTGTGATAAAACAGATGCTTTTGTAAAATTTTTTAATGTGTGTACGCAAAAATATCATGAAAATAAAGACGATTGTGTATTAGGATTGTTTTCTTTAAAATGTAAATATTTTAAAAACTTTAACTATAAATATAAAAAAAGTCCTGAGTGTGAGTTTGCTATTTATATTAAAGAAACTATTAATAATACTAAATTACAATCTGTTACAAATTTAACATTAGAATGTTGTTTTGCTGATAATTTCCGTAAATTTATTGTTTAGATTTAAAATCTTTAAAGTATATACCATAATAATTTTAATCGTTGTTTTAAATGTTTAAATGTGTAAAATATTTTAATGTTTGTGTATAATATATAATAAATAAAACATATTATAATATATTATAATATGATTTTTACTATAAATAATAAAAAAATATTATTTATTCATATACCAAAAACTGCAGGTACAACAATTGAAAATTTTTTTTTAAAACATATGGATAAAAACGTATCATGGCCTGAATATTATCCAGACTTATTGTATGGATATCATGATAATTTACATTATCAACATTTAACTATGGATGAAATTTTTAATAAATTAAAAATTTCTAAATTAGATAATTTTGATTTTATTTTTTGTATTGCTAGAAATCCTTATGATAGATTTATATCTGAATGTAATTGGAGTAATCAATCTCCGTCCGAATTAATTATGAAATTTAAAGAAAATAATTTATTTTGTCATTATAAATTGCAAATTGATTTTATAAAAGGATATGAAAAAAATATAAAAATTTATAAATATGAAGATGGTATAAAAAATATAATCGATGATATAATTAATATATGTAAATTAAATATTGATAATAATTTAAAAAATCATAATAAAGTTATACGAAAATATAATAAAGACCACTTATCTATAAAACTGATAAATGAAATAAAAAATATTTGTCATGAAGATTTTAATTATTTTAATTATAAAACATAATTTATTTACTATAAAATTTAAAGTTTATATATTATGAATAATATTTCCGACGTATTTCAGATAAAAATATACTAAAATTTCATATTGATATTATAATATCAATATAAAACACCCATAGTATAATAATAATGAAATATCAGATGATCTAAAATTATAGATAACACATACTTTTATTTAACTTTATATTCACCATGTGAATGACATATAACAATATTATCTATATTTTCAATTATATCTATATTTGCGGGTCTAAAATTATAAAATTTATTATCTAATATATTAATGTCATTATAATTATTAAAAACCCTCATCATTGCACCCTGATCACTTATTGTTTCAGAATATATTATATCAATTACTTCTTTAAATTTACATTTCATTTCATTATTATTTTTAAATAATAAAAATCCCCCATTAAAACATTTATTATTTTTTTCAGTATTAAATAACACACCATCTTTTATATCCCACCAATTATCATATGTCATATATATATTATTTTTACACATATTTATTAAATAATCTAATGAATTTAATACATATGTGTCACAATCTAAATATAAGGTATATTCAAATGGACTATCTATAAATGATAATATTTCATTCACACCCATTACACCCCCTTGTTGCGGGTATCCTAAGAAATGGTTATTTCTATCAATTTCATATGGATATTTATCTGAAAAATTGATAATTTTTACATATTTTTTTAAAATATTAGGAATATTATTAATATCATAATCTGGATGTAATTCTAAATTGATTAATATGTTAATATTATTATGTATTTTCAATAAACTAGAAACTGACCGAATTAATTCTTTCATAATATGACTTTCATTACTTTTAAGATTATATAAGTTATATAATACACCAAAATTAGTATTCATAATATAATATATTTATATTTTATTATTTTATAAAATACACGAGATTAATAGCTTTCTGATATCGCAACATTTACTTGTACTAATTTTATAATCATCACTTTTATAATATGGTATTTGTATATAAAATATTATATACTTCAATTTTTGATTAAAATACCTACTTTTTTAACATTATTATATAAATCAAAATCTAATTTATAGATATCTTTAATTAAATTTCTGTTTTTGTCATTTATATCATCATCAGTTAATCGATTTATATTAATTTTATACCGCTTAGCTTGTTGTACATCTCCACCCGGTAATTTATCTAATACAATAATGGGTAAATTGAATAATTTCATTAATTTATTTAAATTAATCTGTAAATCATTAAATGAAATACTTATATTACACATTTCATAAAATTTATATTGGTGTAAAAAATGATTATCATGAATATTAATATTAGTTTGTAGTTGTGGTATTATATTTTCAATATATTTATTTAATTTTTTTGAATTATAATCCTTTATGTCATTATCATGATAAAATTGTGATATAAATCGGTCAAAAGGTTCTCGTATTACACAAAAACAATAACAATTTGTTTTTTGTGGACAATGCCACGCACGACTTCCAAAACTTTTTAAACTTTTATCGAATCTTCCCCACAATAAATTATTATATTGGGCTGCATTTTCAATACTTGTACCAGCCGTTTTTGGAATATGTATAAACTTCAAATTTAATTTTTGTAATAAATAATATAAATTACAATTTTCATTATATTGTTTCGTATCATACCAATGTGTTAATTTATATACAGGAATTTTAATTTCATCAATGTGATTTTTAACTTCATCTGAAACTATTTTTAATAAACCTTTATATTGTACGAAATGAGGTTCGTTTGCAGAAATTGTAGGAGTTAGATCAAACATATTTTTAAATTCATTATCAGAATTATATAAATCACCAAATAAATAATGAAACCAAAAATAGTGATTCATTTCATCATGATTTTTCCAATATATGATTGTTATTTCCTTCCATTTTTTTATAATATAATTATCTACTTCGCTATATAAAAACCAACTAGATAATAATCTATCTTTTCCTGGTTTGTCAAAAGCAAAAAATCCAGTTGAAATGTTTTTATGCAACCAATTATCTAAAGATTGATTACAATATGTAGTTGCATCACACCAACAACCTCCATGTTTTGCAAGCAACAATATTCTTATAATGTCTGAATATGCTGGAATTTTTATTTTTTTATTTTTTAAATTAGGTATTTCTTCTTCTATATTAATATATTTATATAAATTGTCATCATCGAGTTCAACGATATTCCAAGTAGGATTTTTTAATTTCCATGATAATAAACATTTTTTTACAATATAAGGTGCATTTATAAATTTTTGACCCCAATATATATATATTACTTTTTTCATATATATTTAGATAATATAAAAATTCGGTGTTTTAAACCAGAAAAGATGTAACAATTATATAATTTAAAATTCACGAAATATAGATTAATATATTAATATATTAATGCAAATAGTATATAATAATCGTTACGGATGTTTTACATTATGCGAGACAAAACAACATGCTAAAACCCCAGATTATCTTTTAAGTTATAGTTTATCCCAATATCCACCTTTAACAGATACTACTATTCAAAATGCAATTATTGAATATATGAGATGTAGCGATGAACCTAACCCATATGCAGATGCATGTAGGACAAATAGTAAATATGGACTTATAGAAATGTGGGATACAAGTAACATTACAACTATGAATAATTTATTTAATGCAAATTACACCCCAGATACTGCTAATTTCAATTTCGATATAACAAATTGGAACACATGTAATGTTATAGATATGACCGGAATGTTTGCATTCCAAGAATCATTTAATCATAATATTGGAAAGTGGAATGTATCTAAAGTTAATGGAATGAATGGAATGTTTGATACTAACATTGGTATATTTAATCAAGATTTATCTGGGTGGAAAACTAATATTACAAAAGCACCATATAAACACGTTGATTCTTTTGCTTGTAATAATCCTATAGAGAATATACCTAATTATTTACCATATTATAATGATAATACTCGTATTGAAGGATGTGGGGGTCCTAATGGAGATGGTCCATAATCTATATATATAACAAACTAAAAAAACATCCCTTAAAACAACATCCCTTAAAACAACATCCCTTAAAACAACATCCCTTAAAACAACATCCCTTAAAACAACATCCCTTAAAACAACATCCCTTAAAACAACATCCCTTAAAAAAACATCCCTTAAAACAACTCACACAATCCATCATAGAACTTATCAAAGCAGATTTTGTCTTGGATTTTGCGGGATTTGAGGTATTCCGTTGTTTCTTTAATGAGTTCTGTGTTTTGTAGTTTTCTTGTTGCTTCTTCGTAGGTCTTGTAGTAGAACGGATAATCCTCTCCAAGATAATCAACAACTCCTCCAACCTTGTTAATTAGTATAGGGGTTCTTCTTGCTATACATTCTATAACTAAATTATTGGCAGATGAATCATACAGATTAATATTAAATTATAGTTATTTAATATTTACGAAATTGTTATTTATATATATATATATATATAATGACATCTGTTAATATTATTGAAAATATGTTAAAAACCGATATAATGAAACTAGATAATATGCACTTAATGTATATAGATGAATTAGATATTACTCATCCTTTTATGGTAGATATTAGTAGTTTACAATACTTTGCAATGAAAATTAATGTATTAGATAATAATATAAAAAATCTTAATTCTAATTTATATATAAAATTACAACAATTAAATAATAATACTCCCGCAAATGATACATTAGCATTAGTAGATGATATTTTTATTAATAAAAATATAGAATCAAACTTATATACAATAAATAAAGGTTCTAGGTTAAATAGATTAGAATATAATAACCAACCAATTATAAAACAAAACTCAATGTCTTTTGGTGGTTCTGGTGGTTCTGGTGGTGATTCATGCGGTATTGCAAATTGTTTATCTGGTATTATATGCGCGCCCGATGTGTTATTAGGAGATAGTGAAAATCTTGAAGGAAATGTTATACATGAAACACCTATAAAAAAAATAAATATAATCTATAATAATAGGTCTGGGTGTGTTACAATGTGTGAAGAAATCATTCCTCAAAAACCAAAACCTACTACTTTATTAGGAAGTTCATCTAATTTAGCTACGACACTATCTGGTATAACAGATAATAATATTAAATGTATAGTAAAAGCATATTTATGTCCCGATTGTAAGGCAAATACAATATCACACTATGGAAAAATAGAAGACTGGGATGTAAGCAATGTAACTAATATGAAAGGATTGTTTGAAAATAAGTATACATTCAATCTAAATATAGGGGGGTGGAATGTATCTAATGTAACCGATACAAGTGAAATGTTTTATGGTGCACTTGCGTTTAATCAAAATATTAGCAGTTGGACCCTTACTAATAGTGTTACTTGTTCGAATATGTTTTCTGGAGCATATCAAATGGTAGATATATATAAATTACCACAAGATATACATATCTCGTGTTCCTATACAAAAGTAGAATTATCTGATTCAAATATTCAAGATATAGTTAATTTATATTTGGATTCATCTAGTCAAGCTCTTGTAATTAAGGGACAGGGAGAAATCAATACATGGGACACTAGCAATGTAACTAATATGAAAGGATTGTTTGAAAATAAGTATACATTCAATCTAAATATAGGAAGTTGGAATACAAGTAGTGTAAAGAATATGGACCATATGTTCTCCCAAGCAAATATGTTCAATCAAGATATAGGACGTTGGAATACCAGTAAAGTTAATAATATGTATGCGATGTTCTTTCACGCAAACGCATTCAATCAAAATATAGGAAGTTGGGATACGAGTAATGTAACATATATGCGAAGTCTGTTCAATCATGCAACATTATTCAATCAACCCATAGGAAGTTGGAATACAAGTAGTGTAAAGAATATGAATTATATGTTTCAAGAAACAACAGCATTCAATCAAAATATAAGTACTTGGGATACTAGTAGTGTAATTGAATGTGGTAATATGTTCCTAGACGCGGTTATATCCACAACTAATATGCCACAATCAATATCAGTAAGTTGTGCAAAAAAAACCTAGATAGTAATAAATTCATTAATATTATATATGAAATGTCTCATATTTATTTGTAATTGTATTTTTTTATTTGTTTTTAAATATTCATGTGTTTGCTTTATTAAATCATAATTTAATAATTTACTTGTTGCTTCTTCTATTGTTTCATAATAATACGGATACTCTTCACCTAAATATTCTACTATTCCTCCAATTTTATTAACTAATATTGGAGTATGTCTCATTATACATTCGATTACTATATTATTCGCAGATGTATCATATAAATATAAAAATACAATATTACATGACAATAATTCATCATATTTCATATTATTAACAAATTCCATATAATTTACATTATATCTACTATAATCAATATCATCCTTAATATATTCTTTCTCTTTATTTAATAATGTTTTAAATCTTTTCCGATTACACCCTAGAATATATTTTGTGTAATTATCCATTTTAGGCAACATATATATCATATGAAATTTTCTTAACCACCATCCTATCTGTAATATCTTCTTATCCTCATTTTCTATAAACTTATTATAATTAAATTTTACATTTGTATTTTCTGTTGGATGATATAAGTAATCAACTTTTATTTTATATTTTTTTATAATAGCATTATTACTTAACCAATCTGCTAAATATTTAGACAATGTATATATTTTCTTACAATGTTGTAGACTTTGTATGAAATTATCTTTTTTACATATTGAATCAAATGATTGAAAACTTTCAAACCAATCTGGTATATTCGGGGGATTGTGTAAAATTCCAATCCAAGGGAATTTATATGTAAATGTATCTGATTCATTTCCCCATACAAAAGTTCGTTCTATAAAAGAATCTAAATATATACTATTTTTAATGGGGTTAATATTCTTATGAATGTTTTCAATCACATACATCCATCCTGCGCGATGATTCCCATACATATAAGAAGTTTGATTACCTAAATGAAAACTTACATCTTTTTTATGTTGATAATTAATATAATTTAGGGAAGATGATGTAATATTTGATATACCAAAATATTTATAAATTATCTTATTAAATTTAAGTTCATCATTATTAACAATAATATAACTATTAGGATTCAAATAATATATCACCGATATATCTTGTATTAATCCAAATATTGTATCATCTATACATCTTAACCAAAACTCATAATCAGCACATGGTCCAAATTCTTTTTCATTAAAATAACCATATTTATTGTGTAGTGATTTTCTCCAAACAGGGCAACAATGAGGTATATTAAAACTTAATAATTTATTATCTATAATTTGAATCATATCATACTTATCAAAGTAATCATAATAACACAAATCTGTCTTATTATATAAATTCGTCTCTTTTATTTTAAGTTTAAGTTTTAATAATTCTTTATCTGCCGGGTATATATCATATGGCTTACCTTTGTTAATATCAATAGATTTTGAATTAATATATTTATGTGTCCAAAAAGTTTTAGATAAATCTTTAAAATTATCCGAGTTTAATTTAGATGATACTATTACAGGGGTACATACTAAATTAATTTCAGGGTTTTTATTTAAATAATCATATGTCATATCAAGAAAAGTATTTGATATCATATCATCTATATTTAATGTTAATAAATATGTATTTTTAGACATTTTAATCCCTCTGTTCCATACTTCATATAATCCCGGGTCTTCTTTTATATGTATAACTTTAATATTCTTATATTTTCTTGAATATACATATAACAACTGAGTCAGATAATCAGAATTCGATTTAACAATGTTAAATATTAAATGTTCGCATTTTGAATAATTATTACATTTTGTTATATTTTTTAAAAAATGTTCTATATATAAATCACCCTTATATATAGATGTTAATATAGTTATCATATATATATATATGATATATAAAACAATATCATAAAATAAAACAATATCATAAATTAAAAACACCATTCTTAAAACAACTCACATAATCCATCATAGAATTTGTCAAAGCAGATTTTGTCTTGGATTCTGCGGGATTTGAGGTATTCCGTTGTTTCTTTAATTAGTTCCATGTTTTGTAGTTTTTTTGTTGCCTCTTCGTATGTCTTGTAGTAGAACGGATAATCCTCTCCTAGATAATCAACCACTCCACCAACCTTATTGATTAGTATAGGGGTTCTTCTTGCTATACATTCTATAACAAGATTATTGGCGGATGAATCATACAGATTAATAAATACAATATTCTGGCTTAGTAATTCATCATATTCTTCATTACTGACTCTATCCATTAATTCAACTGAACTTTCATCTATCTGTATTATATTATTACTTAATACATATTGCTTCTCTTTTTTGAATATATCTTGTGGGGTAAAATCTTTCAATCCAACGGCAACCTTCTTATATCCTTCTACACGGGGTAATAGATATATTGCGTGTAGTTTTCTCAACCACCAACCTATTTGTAGCACCTTTTTATCAGTGTTAGCCAAGAACTTATTATAATTGAATTTAACATCGGGTGTTTCCGTTGGATGATAGAGGGTCTTAATTGGAATATTGAACTTCTTTATAATCGGGTGGTTTTCCAAGAAGTTCGTATTATAATCCGACAATGTTATAAGCATCTTACATTTCATTAAACTCTTAACAAAATTCCTCTCTTTTAATAACATAACCAACGATTGATCCGATTGGAACCACTTAGGTATATTACGAGGATTGTGGATAACACCAGCCCAATCGTGGAGATGGACGTTTGTTTTGGCATTTTTGCCCCATACAAATGTCCGCTCTATGAATGTATCAAGGTATATGGCATCGTGTGTTGGTTTGATTATATCATTTATCTTATTAACAACATAGGACCATCCTGACCTATGTTCTCCGTAGTCGTGCTTACATTGGTCTCCGATGTAGAAATTAACAAACTTCTTATTGAGTGTGTTATGTATCTTCGTTAATTCTTTGAGGAAATAAACAATATTCAAATCATCTTTATTCATACGATGTAAATACTGATGCGTCTCATTAATTAACTGGAAATCATCACATTTCAATGATGCCTCTTCAACACTCTTATAGTAGAATGGATAATCCTCTCCTAGATATTCAACAACCGCAGGATGTTTATTTATTAATAATGGTGTATTGTATTTAATACATTCAACCACCAGATTATTCGCAGATGTTTCAAGCAAATCGACCATAACAACCGACGATTTCATATAGATGTCATAATCGTGATCTTCTAGATAATCAATTGTCTTAACATTACCGAACTCCTCATCGGTTACATCGTGGCATTGTTGCTTCTTTTGTTCTTTGATTTGTCCTATAAGCCAAGGTTCTTTTTTCGTTTTGTCTAATAAAAGTTTTCTACTTTTCTTTACATTTAATTTATAAAATGTTCTATAATCTCTCAACCAATATCCAATGTGTAATATCTTTGGGTCAACTAGGAAATCATTCATTGTGAATGTACTCAATGTGTTAGGTAGGGGGTGTTTTAGACTAAATATCTTTGTATTTGGTAATTTTTCTTGTAATAAATCCTTGTTATAATTGCTCAGTGTTATAAGACCTTTACAAGTTTCCATACTTTTAATAAAAGAATAACTTGAGAAAATATCCTCTATCTTATATATATCAGTGAAATACTTGGGCATCTTAATGGGATTATGGAATATCCCAGCCCATTCATCCGAATAAACATTACCTTTATCTGCCTCCCAAAGGAATGTCTTTTCCATAAAAATATCTAAGAATAATCCACTTTTTTCAATTGCTTTAATGGCATCACGGACATAATTCCAACCATAGCGGTGTTTTCCATAATTGAATGCCCCTTGTTCTCCTATACTGAAGTTCTTTACTACATCTTTATTAATATTGAAATCAAGCGGTTGTGTATTTAATATTTCATTTAACATAAATTGATTTGTTGTTAATAGACCTTCTTGTATGACAAGATTATCATATTGGTCTAGGATTAAGTCATCGTCTGCTATATCTTTATTGTCTATAATCAAAACGGGGTTATATTCTAGGAATGTCATATAATAATAATATTTGTGGATGTCAATTAGGGGGACATTGTGTAAGATGACATTGATTCTCTCTCTCTTATCTATAATGTGTAATTTAATATATCTTAGATATGTCTTGGGTGTTATATCCTTCTCTTGTATGGCGAGAACATTACCAGTCTTCACGTCATATATTTTCTTATCAGTCATATAGAGGAGCTTATTATAATTATCAACCGAACTATATACGTTCAATATGTCATAGAAATTTGATATGGTGTCCGTAGGGTCAATAATTATGATGTTCTTCATTAAGGTTAATATATTTTTTTTTGTTTATTTATATACGAATTAAGAGTATATCATATGGCGACGTGTGGTATAATTTAAAAAAAATTGACAGGTAACTATTATTAGTTGTTTAAGACAAGGAGAACATGTTCACTTTCTCCGTCAGTTTAAAATTTACGGTGCGTGACGTCAACGCCTTCGGCGAAGAGCACTCTGTGGAAACAGAACTACGCGCTGTCGTGTTCGCGTTGTCTAAAGAAGACGCGTTGCGAAGGGCTACCGACAAGTTCAAACGCGAACACGACGCGTTGCCAAGGCCAGCACATGAGAGAGGGTTCCTCGTTGACGACTACCCGGGGTTCAGGCAGACACTCCCAGACCTTCTGGATTTGGTAGTTGCCAATTCCGGTCGCTCGGTAGAGTTGTCTCCATACACCTCTGAATTTGGCTATCCAGAACCGCGTGGGATCGACGTAGAGATCACCCCCATCACACCGCCCGACGATGCCTAATCACGCCAAACTTATAAAACAATAAGAATAATACCCGTAAATAGAATATTATTAATATATAATGAATACTAAACTAAATATATTCAATGACCGAATCGTTATTATAATTATCAACCGAACTATATACGAATTAAGGGTATATCATATGGCGACGTGTGGTATAATTTAAAAAAAATTGACAGGTAACTATTATTCGTTGTTTAAAATTAGGATGGGCACCTCATACCTGTTGTTTCTTCTGGCGGTCTTCTTCGACGACCCCAAAGAAGACCCCAAAGAAGACCCCAAAGAAGAACCCGAAGAAGAACCCGACAAAAAACCCCCAAATTTCGAATGGGTGCATTCGTTGAAGGTCGGCAATAAAGACACCAACCCGCAACACTCCGAAAAAGACACCAACCCGCAACACTCCAAAAAAGACACCCAGAATTTATTCTGGGCAGCATTATTTGAGGAGTGACGACGAGCTCTTTGTTGACGACCCCTTATAAAACCTCCTCTATCCTCTCCATTAAATCATCTAGACGTATCCTTGTTGATTTAGTATAATCTGTTGCCATGTGTTTACCACTCATTGGATACGTCCAGTGATCAAAAACAAGACAGCAACTCCCGTCTTTGCGACGATTGTGAAAATTATTACCGCTAATCACGCCAAACTTATAAAACAATAAGAATAATACCCGTAAATAGAATATTATTAATATATAATGAATTCTAAACTAAATATATTCAATGACCGAATCATCATTATAATTGCCGTTGGTAGGAGTGCTGGAACAACACTTATGAGGGTTCTCAATACTATACCTAATACTAATATATGTGGTGAAAACAAGGGTGCTATATTTAGTTTATTACATAGTTATTATGCTCTTAAGAATATGTGTAATCAACAGAAATCGGCAGAAGAAGTATTAGAACTTGGTTTTAAACCAGCATTTCACAATGTGTATAAGATTAATGAAATAAGAGTCCAAACGAAGGCACTTATTATAAATATTCTAAAGAAAGATGGATGTAATATATGGGGGTTTAAGGAAATCAGATTCAAGAAAGATAATATACATCTTATAAACACATTTAGAGAGTTATTCCCACAAACGAAGGTTATATTTAATTATTCAACAGATATAGAAAGACAATCTCATAGTGCGTGGTTTAATAAATGGGACTCTAAAGAAGAAATACTAGAGCGGAATTCAATATTAAAGGAACATTATGAAGAAAACAAAGACTTCATATACCTTAATACTATGCAGAAAACAATATCCGGTGATTTATATGATTTATTTAAATTTATAGATTGTGAGAAATACTATAATACTGATAAGATTAGATATATATTAAATGATAACTACAATGACCCTAATCATAAATATTATAATATGAATAATATTTACACATAAACCAGTATAAACCAGTATAAACGATTACATATATAATAAACCAATAATGAATTGTATAAAAATACTTATAACAAAATGTTATGAATCTAAGAAAAACGCAAAAATAGTAAGAGATTTACACAAGTGTAATGATAAAACATCGATTCTAACATTAAATGGAACTGAAACAATAGCTAAATGTACTAAATGCTACGACGCTGATACTATCCACCTTGTTATACCATATAATAATGGATATTATAGATGGACTTGTCGCTTGGAGGAGATTGATAGTGCCGAAATCAAATCAAAAGATAAGGCAGAACAAGAACACGCTATTAAATCGCGTGATTATCTACAGGGTTTAATATTAGATAAAATAATTAATGTTAGGTGTGGTAAGTTTGATAAATATGGAAGATTGTTAGTATATATTAGTATTGACGGGCTTGAAATTAACGAACATTTAGTTAAGGAGGGGTATGCCTATAAATATAATGGAGGGACAAAGATGGATTTTAATGTATGGTGTAAGATGGTATTATAAAATGAGCTAGTAATAACTTAATATTACCAGTTAACGTCGCGTAGGTCGTCATAGTCGTAATACATAGGGTATCTGGACTTATGTAAATTCTGGAGATACTCTAGTCTATGCCATCGTCTTTTATCAGCCTCGATGTCTCTAGTAATTTCAGTATTCGAACGAGGAATAGTATTGATGTCGTAAAAATCAATATCTTCTTCGTTCGCATCCTGAAAAGGAAGAATACATAGAGTTTGGTTTATACATCGGTCTAAAACTTTACTAAGAAGTATTTCTTTATAGTTTTCGTCTAGTCCGTCGTCGAATGTGTTTAGTTTGTCTTCAACACCGACCTTGAATAAATCAAAAGCATCGATACCTGAAACATTTCTAATATAAGTCATTAACTGACTTAACGTCGCACCCTTGTAATAATACGTGGAAAATACCTCACCAGTCATCCTCATTACGTCGAGTCTATAATAATCAGATACATTACACCATCTGCTAATACCTCTACTCTTTCGTCTACAAGAATGTTTTTCCGACTTTCTCGCAAAAAACGCTTTACGATAATGATTTTGGACACTCATTTTGGTATAATTTTATAATAATATTAAATCATTTTTATAAAATATACATAAGACTTATACTATACTATACGTATAATATACTATTAATAACAAATAACAAATAACAAATAATGTCAAATTTAAAGTTTCATCTTGATAAAGATTTAGAACAGGTTAGTGGGGGACGTCAAGAAGAATTGAGAAAACAGGTTGATTTCCTTAAAAAACAACCACAACCAGAACAGAGAACACAACTCTGGTATGATATGAGAACGGGTATGGTTACCGCAAGTGATTGGGGTACAATTCTAGGTGATAATCCTTATTCAAATGTAAAAGAGCTAATTCTTAAAAAATGCGGGCACGAAATGCCATTTCCAGATAATGCCGCTATTAGATGGGGTGTGAAATATGAAGATGTTGCGATTCAAATTTACGAAGCTCGAAATAATACTAAAGTGATTGAATATGGACTTATTCAACACCCCGAATTTTCATATCTAGGCGCATCACCTGATGGTATCACAGATGAGGGGGTTATGGTTGAGATTAAATGTCCTAGCAAGAGACAGATTACTGGAATTCCACCAGTTTATTATTATGACCAAGTACAGGGGCAATTAGAAGTATGTAAGTTGGATAGATGTGATTTCCTTGAATGTAAATTGGCTGAATATGACAATGAAGACGATTATTTCGCCGATAATTTTGAAGGTGATTATACTAAAACAGACAAAAACAAAGAAAAGGGATTTACATTAGAATTTCTTGATAAAAAGACGAAGAAATACAAGTTCGAATTTGGACCAATCGGTGTGAATAAAGCAGAAATGATGGAATGGACAACGGAAATCCTTAATAACAAATATAAAAATAATACCCAATATATTTATGCGGGTCCAAGTTTCTGGAAATTGATTGAAGTATCGTGTATTCCGATTTATAGGGACAAGCAATGGTTTGAAAAGGCACATATCGGTCTTAAAGCATTTTGGGATAAAGTATGTAATTATAGGAAAAATGGAGGGGTTGAGGAACTACTAAAACCGAAGAAAGAGAAACCAATTTATATTACAACCGACCCACAACATAAATATACGGCAACATCTATGCACGATTATATTAAAATGGATGGAAGTATTATAACAAACCCGTTGCCAACAATCCCAGATGTATATATGTTTAGCGACGAGGCAGAAGAATCAACCGAAACAGCCCCTAAACAATATTCAACCCCTAAACCAGATATGGGATATATGTTTAGTGACGAGGCAGAAGAACCAACTAAAACAACTAAAACAACTGAACCAACTGAACCAACTAAAACAACTAAATTAACTAAAACAACAACTAAACAATATTCTACACCCAAACCAGATATGGGATATATGTTTAGTGATGATACAGAAGAATCAACAAAGCCATTGCCAAAGCCGTCAATAAATGTTAAATCGAAAAAAGAAGAAGTTGTATATATGTTCAGTGAATAGTTATACACTACTCGCATACATCGCGGTATTTAAGTTATCAATACTTAATATAACACCCAAGTGTTCAACTGCGAATGGAACTATTGAGAAATTTTTAACTTCAGACGCCTTTTTAATCTCACTACTTTTATAATTAACATGTGGTATATTATGTTGATTAATCTTTTTACCCATTAATACTTTGAAATAATCCTTTAGTAAATCAGTACTTAAGGATATATATATAGACCCGCTAAATCTAGTATTAATTTCTAGTAAATGTGGTTTGTGGTTATGTATGAGCATATCTATATTAAGTATTCCAGTATAGTTTGAATATATACCAACATTTTTTACAATTTCTACAATATCGTCGATATATCTTTCTGGAACGGATATATGTGTTTCCATACTATTAAGACTTGGATAAAAGAAGTTATTAGAAACAGACCTCATATCTTCGTGGCATTTATGACTATGCATAGTTATAGATACGGCAACTCCTTTATTATATAGAATATCAACTGATGCGTGATTAGACTCGAGTGGCGCTTGTAATATCCACTTTCCTCTTATTTTACGTAATTTATTTTCCAATTCTTCTATAGTTGTAATTTTCACTACATCTTGTGCTCCATTGCTATCGAATGTTTTCTTTAAATAAAGCGGATAATCATATTTTTCTATAAAACCTTTTATTTTATTTGTTATTACCCGTTTCTTAATTAATATTGTATCAGCTGTATCTATATTATATTGCTTACAGAACTTATAACATTCATATTTATCATCAAGTGTTTTAATAATTTGAGGATTATCGCTAACAAGCATATTGACATATTTCAACAATCTCGGTTTATGTGTTGATAAATACATCGCATTTGTTGATTCAGTGGGAACAATATATTTAATACGATTCCTCTTTATAAATTTAATTAATTTTGTTATTTTCATTTTGGGATATACAGATTTGAAATATAATCTAATGTTTTTGTTAATAAAGAACTTCTTAATAAATTCAAACAATAAATAATAGGTCCAAAGTGATACACCATTATGATATAGTTTTTTCATCATATATCCATTGTGATTACCGATCACTAATATATTAGTTGTTTTCTTTGAATTAAATAAATTAAAGAAAACGGGAATCTTGCTAAGAAGTATAGCAATAACCAATAATACAATAATAATTATAAGTGCTATAAAAAGTCCTTTAATATAAGTCTTCATTAAATAATAATCTTAAATTATTTACGTTTTCTAGACTTAACTTTTAACGAACAAGTTATAAAAAAATAAGCACATATACCACCTACTATCTGTGATATGATATATGCGATACATTCACCAACACCATAATCTGGTTGGTTTCTTAACAGCATCATAATACTAACCGCTGGATTAAAATGTCCGCCTGAAATCTTACCCCCGAAGAAAATAACAGCTGCTAAAGCTAAACCAACCTCTAGTGCTGCGATAGCTCCATCTTTTAGGGTTGCCATAATAGCACCCAAGAATATAAAAGTTCCAATAAATTCAACTAATAATCTACTAACAATGTGCATTTATAATATATATATATATATTATTTAATACTAATAACAAAATTAACAAATACCTAAATTAACAAATACCTAAATTAACAAATAACCCAATCATTCGTATTATCAACATTCGTCTTTAAAAATTCATTTATAGTTAATAATTTTCGTTTATTAGATTCAATTAATATATCATTTTGTTCTATCGCATAATCTAAATTATTTTCTAGTTTATTTTGAAATTTATTATAATTTTTTTTCCTATAATTACATTTTATTGTATCTCGTGTTTTTAATTGATTTTTGGACTTGGAAGTAATGATTTTGTTATTATATTTAATCGAACAATATCCATTTGTTATAGTATTTTGTTGTATTTCTGTATTAGAATACTTTGTATATTTAATCTTATTATAATCATCAGACATAACTTATAATATATTAAATGTTTTTAATTTATTTTACTAAAAAATAAATATGTAATATACAATTTGAATAAAAGATATATATTATAATAGTAATGAAGATTCTATCATATAATATTGCGTGTCTTCCTCGATTATTTAACTTTTTTGGGAAACCATGTGATAGAATTGAAAAGTTAAATAAACATATATCTAGACAACGACCCGATATTTTTTGCTTACAGGAAGTATTTAGTTCTGGAACTTTAAAAAGCATAAAAGAGTTTTTTGGAGATAAGTATTATATATATTCTTATAATGATACTTATATAAGGTTAGATAGTGGATTATTGATTGCGTCGAAATATCCAATAACTAAAAAGAAGGCACATATATTCAAACATTCATATGGTGAAGATAAATTATCACATAAGGGTGTTTTAGTTGTAGACATAGTTATAAATAATAAAAAATATAGTATTCTAAATACACATCTAAACGCAGACCCTATATTTGGATTTAAAAAAAAGGCAATTGATATACGGGATAAGCAAATTAAACAAATGCGATCTATTGTAAAACGGAAAAAACTTAATAATATTAATAATATTATAATATGCGGTGATTTTAACATTGATTATAATGATTTAAGTGTTATAAAACCTCTACTTAATATATATAGATATAATACTATAAATCAACAAAAGATAGTAACATTTAGTGAAGAAAAAGCACAACTAGATTATATTATAATTTTAAATCAAGTCAAATCTAAAAATAAGCCCAAATATAAAAGATTTATAAACACTCGTTTATCAGACCATTATATGTTAGGTCTAGACGTTTAATAGTGGTTAGATTATAATTCAGTTTCTAGAAGCAATTTTAATGATCATTGTCATAATTTCGGGTATTTTTAACTCCACACTCGGACCAACTAAGACAACAAGACATATTACCACATGCACGCCCATTGCATTCAAAGTCATCTGGAAGTTCATCTGGAAGTTCATAATCATCAATATCAGTGTTCAGATATTGAACCACACGACCAATACTCAGCATAAGAGTTGAGTTATGATACTCTTCGTTGAAATTGTCCAACTCTTCTAAATATGGACGTGTCGGACGACCAAACATTACGATATGACTGACTATTTCGGTGGGCAAATCCCTTACGATACGTCTGACTATTTCGATAGGCAACTCCATTATCGAGGGTATATAATATTATAAAAAATAAATCAATTTTAAAATGTACATAACTGATTATGATAATTGCCGTCCACCGAAATAATGGGTTCAAATTTAAGATTCAATTCAATCATATCACGTGGACGATATGTCTTTACCTCATCTAGATTAACAATAACCTCTATATACCAATCGTCTATTGGTGATAGGGGTATTGCTTCAAGACATTTAACCTTGTGAAAATATTTAATGCATTTCTTATGAAAGTGATGCTTCTTAAAAGACGACGTGTCATATAGACGTCTGTCTGTATATAATAGTTGAATCATAAATTCAACTATTACTCTTTTATTGATATCTCCTATTTTTGGAGATAAACAAATACAAACATTGTCTGTATTAGGGAATCTCTTCATCGAGACAATCTGTAGTGGTGATGTCTTCATGTGTGTTTTATTATATTTATAATATTAAATCAATTTTACATTATATTGTGTTATAAAGGTTAGAAAAATATCTATTCGTCGTCGGATTCTTCATCCTGCTCTTCTTCAGAAGGGATAGACTCAGACTCAGAAGGAATAGATTCATAGTCACTCGGTGGAGATGGTTCGTGTACAATAACTTTCATCGTTTTCAAGAAAAAAGATTTGTACAATGAACCCTTCCATTCGCTAGTACTCACGTTAATAGTCAAGTCAAACTTAACTGGGTAAGATTTATCCTTGAACTCGCGTAGTTTCTCAAAAACAACCGATAGGTTTGATTTTGTGTCCACGTCGAATGGGTCTTCGTCTCCATACTGGAAATTAAATCCTTTACCAAAAAGGACAAAGATATTGTGGTTTCCATCCTCGTGAAACAAAGAGCCGTGTGGATTCTTCAACTTCGCCGCCTTGGCTTTTCTGACAAGGACACGTTCGATCGTTTCAATGTCTTTCGTGGCTGCTGCAGTATCTGATTTTTTGTCCGGCTGAACATTAAATCCTTTTGCGGGCAACCCTGCTTTAGTCATTAGACCCAACCCATCACTGGTTTCAATCAAGTAAGAAAAGTTAAATGACAAAAATTGAGGCGCAAACCATGTAATAGAACGTGGGATTCGGTCAGAAGGTTTGTTAAGAACCTCTTCGTTGTCTCCGTTGTAAAATGGCATTATGAGTTGTCGATTGTTTTGTAATTGAATAATAAATTTTTATTCAATTTTATTTTATAGAAAAAAGGGGATATACGTGTAGTATATCAATGTTTATATTTTTATGGTATTCTAGTTTTTATGGTATATATTTAATTAAGCACTAGCTTCTTCCTCTTCTTCCTCAGATTCTTCATCTTCGTCAGAGTCTTCTACAGCACTATCTTCCTTTTCAGCAGCATTTGGTTGTTCGGTCTCACTCGCAGAAGCTTCGTCACTATCACTCGGACGTCCCTCTGCATCACTCGTATTATCAGAGAACGCATAACTCGTAGGCTTTCCAAAGGTCTTCTTTGCGTGAACCTTCATCTGAACGACCTTCCACGTGATACCATACTTTCCACTGATGAACCATAGACGAGGTTGGAGAATCGCAGCAACAAATGTTCCCTTGACAACTACATCCTTTAGTTCTGTAAAAGTGAATCCCTCTACGTTAAGGTCATCGCGTGTATCTTGAAATACCTTGACATTTGGTCTAGTGTCATCATCATAGTCTGCTGGAATCTTAGGAGCAATCCGATGAGGGTATGGATTGCCTTCTTTATCCTCTGAACGCTTAATGGTTGGGGTAAAGAGTGCTTCGACGACTGCTTCGTGTTTATGAACCTTTCCAAAGATTAGCTTTGAATGTTCAATTCCATATTTAAGAAGAACCGCGTCCATCTCTTCTAGATTATCGAAGAATGACTTTACAGCTTCTTGACGTTCTGGGTCTTTTCCTTGCGCGGACATATTCATAGAATATGCCCCTAGTGCTTTAGAAGCATCAATGCTTCCATCTGATTTTTCACCAAAACGATTAACCCCAAAAGGGATTTTAAGAGCGGGTGTCTCTACGAGAAATGGTGTTTGATTATAAAGGAGTAGCGCTTGAAGCCTGTCTCCCTTCTTTACTGGTGTAGTGCCTGTAATGTTGTTTGCGTTAAATTCGGTTGGTTTGATTACGTTTGACATTTGATTATATATGGTTATTATATATACATATCGCGTTCGCTTTAAGTCGTTTTAGATACGAGTTATACGACATATACGAGTTATCCTATATGTTGTAATACATATACGAGTTATCCTATATGTTATAATACATATACGAGTTACCCTATATGTTGTAAGTAAAATAAAAATGATTTTTATTTTATATAAATAATACTATAGACGCTGGAACATACAATGACTACGATATGTGCTGGAGTTAAAAAAAACGGGGAACCTTGTAAGTTCAAACCCAGATTCGATAAACACGGAAATCTCGACACGAATGGTCGTTTCTGTAAGCATCACTATAAGCAAGGCTGTGTCCCGTCAGATGATTCATCTAATAGACCTGTATTGCTTATTCAACGTATTATGCGAGGGGTTATTGTTAGATTGAGACACCATTCGTATTTCAACGAAACATCGATGTTTACACAAGAACCGACCAATACCATATCAAACCGAGTTACGTATGGTGTTTTTACACAAGGGAGATTTGTAGTTATAGTTGAAGATTTCAAAGGATTGCTCGAGTGGTATACTAGACAGGATGGTTTTAACAAGCCATTCAAATGTATTCACACTAGAATAGAACTAACAACTACAGAGAACGAGTGTTTACAAGAAGCATTTGCTAAAATTCGTCGTTATCAGTCAGATGGATATACGAAAGAAAGATTTTCTATTAAATCCACCAAGACTATTTCCCAGAAAACAATTGAAATCTATGATACACTTTTTGAAGAATCATATGATTCTATATTTGCGCAGATTTTTATGAATATGACGATTAATATGCTTGATTGGTACTGGGGGGAATTATTGATTCATATTGGACCAAACGATCCTTTGAATGAATTACTGAGTTCTAACACACACGACCAGATTGCTAGTATTAAGACAAAATGTTACACGAAGGATGATGTTGATTTATTGATTGAATCGAGTGACCTAATATTGAAACAGAATGGTATTGAACTAAATTCGATGGTTGAGACAGAGATTAGGACATCATATTTTAGACTTTTCACGGCGAACTCTTTGAAATCATACTGCACTGACGGAGACTCATTAGACTGGGGTAAACAATCACTTATCAAGGACCCTATGATTTGGAAGTGGGTTGCGTATAAGTGGCTCGTATCGAATAATATTTGCGTTAACCCAGAGATAATTGGAACACCTGGTGACCCAAAAGAAATTTGTTTTAATATGATGTGCGAACATCCTCTATTTGAATCATATAACAACGGAAATGTTTTTAGATAAACGTTACTATATATTATAAATATAATAAAGTATATATTATAAGTATATACAATAATAATGATATTCTCAAACAAACCACGATGTATGTGTTTTACATCTAATAAAACACAATGTAAAAATTCAGCAAAATATAAATGTAATAAAACAGGTGATATTATTTACTGCGGTATTCATAATAAGATAAATAATTATCCAACTACGAAATTGAATAATTCTGTTAATAACCTAACTCAAATTACTCGTGCTAATAAACTATCGACAATGTATAAATTCGCAACTAAGATACAATCGGAGTGGCGAATGTATAAAGAACGATGTTATAAGTGTGTATTTAATAATGGAATAAATAGTTCAACAGATGTTTCTATTTTAACACTTGAACCCATTCGTACTTTAAAGGATGCGTTTATATTTCATAAAACTATCAATGGGTCTAAAAGATGGTATATGGAATCAATTGAAAGTATGTATAATTGGTATATCATATATAAAAAGTCGGTTAATAATAAACAGATTCCAATTCCAATTCCTAATATGAAATGTGTATATACACAGGAGGAATTATCAGACGAAGAACAGAAATATATTATAGATATATTTGATAAAGTGATAAGATATTATTCAGATAAATATTTGAAAACTTCTATTATTAGTGTTCATAAACCTTCTCTATATGAGTCTATATTAGATAAATGTTTTAAAACATTTACGGATTCTACAGATAGTGTGTATATAGATACTTTAATGAAAATGTCTAACGATTCTATATGTAGACTTATAAAAGAATGTAGTAAAATTTTTAACTATAATAAGAAATATGACGTATTTAAATCACATTTAAAGATTATTGATAATATTAATAAAAAAAAATATACACATAACTCTCTTTATGCGTTATATACAGATGGTACTATTAAACTTACAAATAATTCAGATACTATTAATATTATATATTTTATTAAGAACCAGAAAATAATAGAAGATAAGTATAAAATATTACTTATGAAAGATTATTTCATAACCACTATAATGCGTCATTCTGAACTAGATGATATGTTATTGTATTATGTTCGGTTAAATAATATATGGTTCTATTCTGTAACAGGTCTATATTTTGAAGATATACCAATGAATGATACTATAGTATCTGAGTTTAATATGTATCCGGGTTTAAATACGAATGAATTATTATTAAGATGATGAATTATTATTAAGATGATGAATTATTATATAAAACACTTATTATATAATACTTATTATATAATACTAGTATGACATCAAATTCAGAATCATATTATGATACACTATCTATATCACCCGACGCAACAATAGAAGATATAAAGAAGGCATATAAGAAGAAGGCAATGCAATGGCACCCTGACAGGAATAAAGGGTCTATCGAGGCAGAGGATAAGTTTAAGGAAGTATCATTCGCATATCAAATATTATCAGACCCCATTAAACGTAAGACCTATGATTTAACGGGGACACTAGAAGATACATCATTTGATTTTAATGGTTCTATGGATATATTCAATGAGATATTCCAAAGTCAAATGTCATCATTATTTGGAGAAAATAATATACCAAATATGAATGATTTATTGTCGGCAAAAGATACATTTATGTCGGATGATATAGGTGGTATAAAATTTGCGGTACATTCATTTAATACAAGTAATATAGACGATCTTAAAAGTATAAACAATCATTCACCTCAAATCAAAGTTAAGAAAAAAATATTAATTAAGAAAGCACCCGATCTTATATATAATATTCATGTTAAATTAGAGGATATATATATCTTAAAAGAAAAATATATTAAAATTGAAAGATTCAGAAAAGGAATTACGGGAAAACAAATCAAAAAGATTAAAATTCCATATTATGGGAGGACTATGAAACTTGAGAATGAAGGTAATCAATTAACAGGATATGTTGAAACAGGCGATTTAATTATAAATTTATATGATAAAGACCATCCTTTATTTGAAAGAATAAATGAGGGAGACTTATTGGTCTATCAAGACATTTCATTGTATGATATATATAATGGATTTACATATAAACTAACACATTTAGATAATACTATTTTAAATATACAAAACGAACCCGGACAAATGAGACAATTAACACATTTCAAACAAGTAATAAAAGGAAAAGGATTACCATATCCCGACCCAAATTTAGGTAATATAATATATGGTGATTTATATATACAATATAAATTAAACCTACCATCATTAACCAGCGATAATATAAGTATATTAAAACCAGACACATTGTCTAATGATATGCCAAATAACACTACTAGTGTAACATCTAATCAAATTATACCAGTGAATTGTTAACAACAACTATATTCCGGTATTTTATGGTCTTTAATACGATTTCTCAATATAATATGTTCTTGTGGTGTTAACTTATATAAGATACATATAAACGCAGATACAAATACCGCAAACATTAATTGAATAATACAAGATAATGATATGAATGTTATTGGTACCATGACATCATATGTTATTCCATTTGCCTCATATATATAAGTTGAATTATTACTATTTGTGATTTGAGCAAGATTACTGATTTCAATAATTCTACTAAACCAACTTGAATATAAATATACTAGATATATCATTGTTTTAATACTACAAAACTGAACGGCTCCTTGATATCCACATAGGGGGATAATTGCTGTAATAAATAACAATGGATTATAAAAAAAACCATTAAAGATACAAAGTATTATATCAACACTGGTTATAACACGTACAATATTACCATATTTCCAACATTTTTCAATTTTTTGCTGATTATATTCATCGTCATTCATAAAACGAGACTCTAGATTATTAATATATATATCATCTATCGACGAGTCGGTCGTATCAGTTGGCTGACTTGCTACGGGGATTTTTTCACCAGGTGTAGTTTCAACTTGTTCTGCATAAATAATAGTATCAGACATTTTATATTATACAATATAAAATGTCTTTATATAACAATATTGTTATTATATATATATATAGATATAGATGACATCAAAATATTCACATAAAATAATATCTGAATATAATAAACAAAATATAGTACCACCTATAAATATTAACTATAAACAATATATTCACGGATTATATAATACTATATATAAGATATATATATCAACAACATTAACAGATTTAACTATTAAAAGAAATATAAATACTAATAGTATTAAAATACCATATATCCACGATTTAGAAAGAGGCATTGGTAGTAATGAAGATGAAAATATATTATTCTTCATTAAAGACACACTCAATTCAAAATGGATTCCTCCGACTATATCAAAGTCAATGCCATCTTATAATATAGTTTCTATATTCAGATATAAGTATATTGAGATATTTTTTTATAAGAAAAGCAAACTATCACACAAAGACATTAATGATATCCGAGAGTGTATAACGAGAGTATATATAATAAAGGAATTATATAATGATAGAAAACAAATCAAAATAGGATTATTTAACACCCCTTATAAAAAAAATATATCCAGATCGACGAATATAAACAAACCGATTGGTCCAAATAATGTAAATGGAGGATTATGTTATTTTCATCATAATATTATAATATTGTGGAGAAAAGAAGAACTAAAGAAAGTAATTATTCACGAAGTACTTCATTCACTTAAATTAGACAAGGACCTCATAATAAATGAAAGAGTATTCGGAAATACAATGCGTAAATACTTCAAGTTGAATAAATATTTAGGTGTTAATGAATCATACACTGAAACAATGGCGTGTATATATAATTGTATATTTTCAGTATTATTTATTCCAATAATATCACATCAAAAATCAATTCATTATAAAAATACATTTCACGCACATAATATAAAACAAGTCATATATTACATTGAAGTTGAAATATTCTATTCTATTGTAAAAACAGCTCAGATATTACATTATTATAAATTTAAATCAATATCCGATTTAATAACACATCCAACAAATACTATTATACAACAATCTAATGTATTCTCATATTATATATTGAAATGTTTTATATTATATAACTTCAATCATGTATATGATATATTATCTCAATCTAAATGTATATTACATTCTGATATGAAATTAAAACAAAATTGTAGTAACATATATTTAGATATAATACATAATATATTCAACATGGAGTCCCCTACATTTAAAAAACTAGATAGAATCATTGAAGCAGTTATAAAAAAACAATACTTTATAAATAATTCACTTAGAATGACATCTATAGAATGACACATCTATAGAATGACACATCTATAGAATGACATCTATCGAATGACACATCTATTTCTTTATATTATCAAATAATTTATACATTCCTTTGGGTTGAAATATTAATAACTCATTTATATTTTTAAGTTTATCGTCATTTATTGCTAATTGATATACAATTTTATATTCAACTTTTAATTTTGATTTATTTATAAATTCCATATTATATTTATTAGATGTTCCCATTATAGACAATATATCAGAATCTGATATATTTACTTTATTTAATAGCAATCGTATATGATTTCTTAATAATGTATCAATATCAGCAGGAATTTTAAATTTATGAGAATGATATTTTCTTACAATTCTTATAAACAGAAATAATAAATCTATATATTTCTTACCGCAAATCATATTATCATATGTATAAGTAGGTACTATAATATTAGACGTTTTTGACTGAATACATGAAAATCCAAAATCAATTATCTTAACAATATATCCGTGAGTTGGGATAACATTCCCATTTATAGTAATATTCTTTTTATAAGTTGGTACTAACATTATATTATTGGGTTTAAGGTCCCCGTGTACGAAATTAAAATATTTTTGTAATAAAAATAGAATCATTGTTATTTGTTTAATGAATGATATAAACTTTTCTTTAAAGGTTCCCTTTTGTATTATAATAGGCGACCCAACTGAAGCATTGTTTGACCCAACCGAAGCATTGTTTGACCCAACCGAAGCATTGTTTGACCCAACCGAAGCATTGTTTGACCCAACCGAAGCATTGTTTGACCCAACCGAAGCATTAATAGATATAAAATCGTGAAATAATATTCCATTAAGTTTTTCCATTACAAAAAATATATTAGACTTATATCTATATATACAATATAATTTGGGTATAAAGCGACTACACTTGCGATTATAACATAAAAATAAATGTAGTAAATATTCAGTTAATATTTTGATGATGTGGTTTTTCCCACGTTTTTTAATTACCTGTGTCTTTACAATAACATCTAATTCTTTTATATTAGATAGACGTACATCCATATTGTTATGTTTATTCAATAATACAGAATTTTGAGTTGTATTATTGAATAATGTGGCGTTATATACATTTCCAAACGCTCCTTTACTGATAAATTCATTTAATTTTAGTTTAATTTTTAAATTTGGAGTCTCGTATACCCCAATCAATTTTAATTTTAATTTTTCATTTTTGGAATTTAATATATTGTCTGACGATATTGAATTATGGGTTCTTGATTTATTCAATTTGATTAAATTATCATATACATTGTTTAAATTATCATCTGTGTTTTGTAGTTTATATTGAATAAATTTATGTAATGTTTTATTTGGAGATGTCGTCGAATTATATGAATTATCCGATGAAGTGTCTATATATTTTGTTATATCATTTATTAATGTATTTTTAACTTTATGGTCGCCCCTAATCTTAAATATAACAGGCATACTTAATATATATGTATATATATATATAGTTTATAATATTTTATAATATTTAAGATTTAATTATATATAATATATATAATGATGTCAAGTATAGGGAATTCCTTATATTCGGGGGTTGTAAATATATTTACAACAGACTCGACTGAAAAACAAGAACAAATATTAGAACCACTTACATGTATTATAAAATTAGGTATCTTATTTCTAAAAGAAGACGGGACTAAATTACAAATTATAGGAAATAGTATTCATTATCATACACCAAATGTATTACAGGGTACTCATAGATGGTTTAGAGGGGATAATCGGAATGATCTACATAATCTATCTAATCCAATTAAAATTGCGTTAGAATGGTATGTACCACAAGAAAATGAGGATATTAAAAACTTATTCTCATATGCTGTTAGTGGATTGGAGAAACTCGGAGAATCTTATAATATTGTCAATATATCAAGTTTAATTGGAAATACTATAAGTCATTATATTAATCTTATATCTAATGCGTTAGATAAAACAAGTTCAAAAATACTAGAAAACCCAGAAGTAAGTAATAATGTATATAAGGATATATGGACAATTAATGAGATATCAATTATAAATAAGTTATTTGAAATTGCGATTGCTAAGAAAAACGCGGGTGATAACTATGAACATTATATTAAATCAATTCAAAGTATTTTAAATGATAAAGATGATAAAATTAGAGAAATTATTTATAAAAAAACAACAAAAATACAGAATTAAACCGATAGTATCAAGTTTAGAATATAAAATTATATTATAATTTTAAAATATATGGAGAATAAACAAATTAGTATTTTAAAAACTCGTTTAAGTGAAGTTGAAAAATTACACAATAGACTTACAGCAATCGTTGTTCATTTATACCACGATAATATGCGTATGAAGAAATATCTACATAATCAAGAATCAATTAATGTATCAACAATAGACGGAGACGATGACGATGAAGTAGATAGGTTAGTAATAAATAATAAAAGTGATAGCAATGATAGAGCAAATCGTATTTTAGAAGAATTAAAGAAAGTTCACGAATCCTAGATTAATACACATTAGTTAGTATTTGTTTTATAATCGGTGTACTTATAGAAACACCTTTATTAATTTGGATATTGGTTTTAATACTACTCAGTTTAAGTTGATTATTATCAAATTCTTTTTTATATTGTTGTATAATATAATCTACATACATACTATATTTTTTAGTATGTTTCGTTTTTTTTAAAGGTGTCTCGTATTTCAATAATGTATCTCCTTTTATTGTTTTCTCATACCCATGTATTTTCAATTCATTGTTATGAACCTCTTTATGATGTTTCTCACATAGAACAACTAAATTACTTTTAGCATTCTTATCAGTATGTGGTATTTTAACCCCATCTTGTTTATTAAAATCTTCTTGATAAATAATATGATGAACATCTAGGTTCCCTTGTTCCCCACATATAAAACATCTATCTACATATATATCTTTATTATAAATAGATTGTTTCGCATTCATAACTGAATTGTTTACATTCGTCAAATCATTTCTTATACTCGTCGCATTCTTTATAAAATCATTATCATCTAATATAAATTTAGCAATCTCAATACCATATATACTCTTTCCTATTCCATCTTTCAATTTCCTACCATATATAACCTCTTTTAATAATTCATCATATTTAATATCAAGATGCATAAATCTAATATTATTTAGCTGAGTTATTGTATCAATAGTATATAATTTATGTAGGTGAGTTGCCAATATAAAATTAACATTATTTGTAGAAAATCTTTTAATAGTTGCTGCGACTATTGCGGTTGCTGATAAATCCTCTGTTCCTTTACATACCTCGTCCCCCAATACTAAACTATTACAATCAGAATGTTTTAGAATTGATCTTAATTCATTCATTTCAACAACAAATGAAGACTGCCCCTTAAATATATTATCATCTCCTACAATTCGGGTGAAAATCTTTGTATATGGATAATATACAAATAAATCAGCTGGTACATACATCCCCATCTGAGCCATAATAATATTAAGTCCGAGTGCCTTACTTAAAGCACTTTTACCAACCCCATTTACACCATATAGGAGAATACCCATATTATCAGGTGTTAATTCAATATCATTTGATATATAATTGGTCCCTTCTTGAAGTCTCTCAATAATAGGATGTCTTATAGATGTGGCTTTAACATAACTATTCTGTGTTGACCCCTTAGTAATTGTTGGACGGCAATATTTATATTTTACGGCACATAATGTATTACTATTAATTATATCTATTTCTGATATAAACGTTGTAAGGTATTTCAACATTGGATTATATTTAATATAAAGTCTGTTAAGTGTTTCGATATAACTTCTCTTAATTTCAAGTTTTAGTTTTTCATATGTTGATATTATACTATTTGAATATTTATCGGTATCTACAGATGTTAATTTAACATTATTAGACATAATCTTAGATGTGAATTTGTCCATTAGACCCTTTTTCTTAAGTGTATCAAACCGCTTCTTAGTAGTTATAAGATAATACCCGTCCTTCTCTGTTTTCTCTACTTTAACTGCGTTCGACCCATCTAATTTAGAAGATAACTCATCCGCGATTGAGTTAAGACCATTATTGTATTTGGTTAATTTAGTATTTATATCATCTATTGTTTTATAAACACCCTCTTTAAAGAATGAAGATACTATATTAATAAGTGTGTTCTTTGATAACTCATCTATAATAAATATATTAGAATACTCTTCCATATATTCATCAAATAATTCTATATTCGGACCACTTATATTAAACATATTATCTTTAGCCCCCATATCATCAACTAACACGTTGAATACTGATTTAATACTATTATAAGACAATACAAGTCCGGCAAATTCAGCAGGATGTAATGTACCTATGGCAATTTTACGATGTAGTCTTTCAATATCCACAATATCTTTGAGATACGGGGTTATGGATGAATAAAGTTTATTTTGAATGAAATATTCAATCATATCATATCTATTATTAAGTTCTTGTGGTGAAATAATTGGATTGAGTAGATTATATTTAAGCAATCGCATACCCATTGATGTATTGGTTTTATTAATAACATCATATAGGGAATTATAATTAGTATTCTCTTTCTCTCGTTTGTATTCAACAACATTCAATTGATATATAGCATTATTGTATAGGGTTAAGTGTGTATTTGATGTCCAAATCTGGGGTGTTTCAATCTTCTCTATAATTCGTGTATCGTGTGAATAGGCAAATTGGAGAAGTGTTATGTATGAAATGGTTGTAATATACATTGTTTCCATATTAAGATATTCGATTGGTGTTAAAGCATTTGTATTAGTAAATATTTTCTGGAGAAATTCATTCTGATACTGAATCTTATAATATTGGGTTATATCCTTATGGTCTATATTATGAATTTTTCTTGAATTTGAATTAATATATCTATCAAATCCCTTTATACTAACATCATCCACCATTACACACGCGATGATTTCACGAGGTGAAAATGATTCAATAAATCTATACATCTCCTCAAATATCATTTGATTATCATCCGATATATTTGAATAAAGATGATAAATTGTATTCTTCCCCGTTGTTAAATCAATCGCACTAAGACCAATGATATATTGTTTAATACCCGTTTTATAACATTTTTCTTCCGTTATAAGCACAGACACAATATAATTAGCATCATTTGTCGCCACTTTATCAATATAAGTTCCAGGACTATATATCTTCGTTATTTCTCTCTTTGGGTTAGGAGGTGGTGTTGTTTGTTCAATAAGGACAATCGTATATGAACTATTAAGCAATACGTCAACAAACCGCTGCATACTATGTGTTGGAAACCCCGCCATAAGTGCGTTTGTTCTATTATTCTCAAGATTTGCTTTATTCCTCCTCGTCATCTGTATATTGAGTAACTCGCATACATTCTTTATATCCCCTATCTTCTCCTTGTCGTTGGCAACTCCGTAGAATTCAAAGAAACTACCAACCTCCATAAGAACGAGTGTTTTACCACCATATTTCCGTTCATATTCAATTTGGGTATCTAAATAATAATCTATTAAGGTCATTATAATGTGTTTTAGTGAAATGTTATACTATGTATATATATACGTAGTATAGTTTTATATTGTTGTTAAAAATCGATGGGGAATATAATATTATAGAATAAGAGTGATTGGAACATGGCTCGTCGAAGGAACATGTCTCGCCGAATGACTCGTTCGGAGTTAACGGCGTTGCTCAATAAAAAGATCGTCCATGACGATGAATCACGCATCACGAAAAGTGATGTCCGTTCTTTCATGGACGATCTCACACCAAAGTACAAGAAGTACGAGCATTTGGGACGTCGTACTTTTTCGCGTAAACTGCCGGAAGAATTTGTGGCGTTATTCACCACCAGTCTCCAGGCAACTGGCTAAACTGCCATTTCCATCTTTATAACCCCCAGTGGCTCATATCCCATTATAACAAAATCATCATATACATAATCCTCTACCTCTTTTTGTCCTCTTTCTTTAATCTTCAAAACAGGGAATGGTGTAGGGGTCCTTGTTAATTGTTCTTCAATCGCGGTTATATGATTCTTATAAATATGGGCGTCTCCAATTGTATGAACCAATTCATGTGCCTTCTTTCCACTCAGATGTGCGAAGATATGGGTCATTAGACTAGCAGACGCAATATTAAACGGGACACCTAACCCCAAATCACCAGAACGCTGATATAGAGAACAAGATAGATTATCACCATCTACATAGAATTGATATAATGTATGACAAGCAGGGAGACACACTTTCTTCAAATCACTCGGATTCCATAGATTAATAATAATACGCCTACTATGAGGGTCTTCCTTAATCATCCGGAGAACTTCCTTGACTTGGTCTACCCCTTGACCCTCGTAATTGGTATCACAATCCACATAACTAGCTCCGAAATGACGAAAGTTAAACCCATAAATTGGACCGCCATCTCGTTCCCTCAAATGTGTAAGTCCAGCACTATCAAGGAATTCCCGCGTTGTGTTCAAATCCCAGATATGAACGTTTTTGTCAATGAGATTCTGGGCGTTTGTATCGCCACTTAAAAACCATAACAATTCCTCAACAATTCCCTTCCAGTATACTCGCTTAGTTGTCAATAGCGGGAATGATTTGGATAAGTCATATCTAGCGTGGCAACCAAAATGCGAAATTGTACCATTACCTGTTCTATCATCGCGTTCTTTTGCGTTAGAGATGACATTTCTTAGAGTATTTAGATAATTAAGTTCATCGTGATTATCATCGGGGGTAAATTGATATTCCATATAATAATATATTAGAGTTGTATCTGTTTTCGGATGTCGTTCTTCCATCATATCGGAACTATTAACGATTTTATAAGTTGGTGGGATTCGGGGAAATTTAGTATCACACTCATATTTTTGATTAATCTTGGTTATAAATAGTGTTGTTGTTGTGAAATACTCATTACATAATTCATTATATAGGAAATCATTATAAATTTGCGCTCCGCCAATTACAAAGACATTATTAATATGTTTCTTATTAAGAGAAATCCAATTATATAGATTATTATAATTTTTCACATATACTAAATTATTATATTTAGCACCCATTTGATTTTCCGCATTTAGTTCTTCGTCTCGACTTGTTAAAACAACATTGATTCTCGATGATAATGGTCGAACACTCTGAGGAAGTGATTCATATGTTTTCCGACCCATAATAACGACATTCATTTTTACTTTATCTGCCCCAATGGTTAAATCCTTGAATCTTTGTAAATCTGCCTTTAAAGTCCAAGGGATTGTATTATTATTACCGATACCCCTATTTGTACAAAACGCAGCAATCATATTAACGTTACATTTTTCGTTGTTGATTTTGGTAATTCTATTCATTGTGTTGTTATTATATATATGTATATATATGTATGTGTTTTATATTATTTTATTGTTGATTTAACCTTAACTTTAGATTTAACCTTAACTTTAGATTTAAC